CCGGACGGTGATGCTCGGCGTACTCCTGCCACTCGGCCGCCTCGCGTGCCTGGCGGTGGGCTTCCCTGTCCCGCCGCTGGGCCTGGTAAATGGCCTCGTCCCGCTCGGTCCATTCGAACCATTCCGGGTGCGCGGTACCGAGAGCGTACATGCCCGCCGGCACCAGGAATAGCAGGAGGATAATGGCAGGCGCCCAGGGCAGCAGGTTGACCGCCCGGACGCGGTCGGCCACCGGTTCTATGAGTGCCTGGCGCGTCTCCTCCTTCTTTTGCGCCGTCCTCTCCCGCTCGAGCTGCAATTCAATGTTTTGGATTTTGAGCTCGACTTTGTGGATCTGGAGGTCAATCCAGTTGAGGAGTACCCGGCCCCCGACCACGACGACGAGCGTGATGACCAGGAGGATGCAGACCATCGCAAGAAACTCGTTCATTCTGGCATCCTCCGCAGCATGACCACGACGGCCACCAGCAGCCCGAAACCCAGGACGCCGGCGGCCAGCATGGCCAGGGAATAGGGCGCGGCCATGATGAGGTAATTTCGGTTGGCGATGTCCCAGGTCAAAATCAGTTGCTGCATCCACCGCACGTCGCTGTCTGAGACGACGGTCACCAACTCACCCGCCCCGGCCAGGACCTGGGCGGGGTCGGGCTGCTGCGCTTGCTGCGCTCCGCCCAGCAGCAGCGCGGCGACGATGGCGACGACGACGGCAGCCCCTCCAACGAGCGCGAGTCCCTTCACGTTCCCACCTCCATTTGCGATCTATGGGGTTGCCCCCTGTAGAAACTTGAACGCAAACCACAAACCACGCAAACCACGCAAACCGACCGCAAACCGGCCCGCAAACCACCCGTTTCCGGTTTGCGACTCACAGGTCGCCCTCGCAAACCGGCCCGTCTGCGCTCTCCCCGGTTTGCGGCCCGCAAACCGGACCCGCAAACCGGCCGGGTGCGTCCGGCTCCCACTCGCCGGCCTCGCAACGCTCCACGAGTTCCAGCAGGCAGCCCGTCACCCGCCGCCCCAGGTGCGCCGGCCCGTCCTTGACCAGCCAGCCCCGGGCAGCCCACTCCTCGGCCAGCATCCGGGCGGGGTAGGGCTTCAAAGCCAGGTACGCCTGGATGTTGGCGATGGTCAGGCGCCCGCCGTTCTCGGCCAGTGCCCAGCGGACCATTTCGACGTGCCCCCCCGACAGGGGCCCGGGGTCGAGGGCCACCGGCCGGCCGGCGGCCACCTCGGCGGCGATGCGCTCCAAATCGTCGTCCCCCAGGTGGAACCCCTGCAGGACCTGGTAGGTGCCCCCGGACAGGCGGGCGATCATGCGGCCCGGCACCCGGGGGAGTTGGGGGACGGCCCGGCCCTTGGGCGGGTCGAGCACGATCCGGTAGTTGAGGTCGTCCGGCAGCCAGAAGGCCAGCCGGGTTGCAACGTTCGCCTTGAGCAAGCCCGCCACGGCCTCGGCGTCGGGGCGCTGCGTCGCCAGAATGGCGTGGATGCCAAAGGCCCGGCCCTTGGCCACCAGGCGCTGCAGGGTCAAAAGCGCCGGGCTCCGCGGCCCGCCCTCCAGGCCCAGGTCGGCCACCTCGTCGACCACGACCAGGACCAGCGGCAGGGGCGCGGGGGCTTTGGCGTTGTAGCCCTCGAGGTTCCGCACCCCGGCCCGGGCGAACAGCGCCCGCCGGACGTCCAGCTCCCCCAGGGCCCGGCCCAGCAGGGCGGCGGCCTCGGTCGCGTCGCGGGCCACCGGGCCCAGGGCGTGGGGAGACGCATCCCAGGCGGCCAACTCGACCTCCTTGGGGTCCACCAGCGCCAGCCGCAGGGCCTCCGGCCCATTCTGCGACAGGAGCCAGGCCAGCGCGGTATTGACCCACGAGCTCTTGCCCATGCCCCGCTGACCGCCCACCAGGACACAGTCGAGCGCGGCCAGCGAGCGCCACACCGGCCCGCCGTCCCCCATGCCCACGGGCACCTGGCAGGGCCCGGGCGGGGCCGCGCCGGCCTCCGCCAGGGGCACCCGGGCCGGCAACCGGCGGCGTCCCCCGGGCTGGAGGCGGACGGCGTAGGTCAACCCCGTCGTGTTGAGGACCTCGACGCGCCGCCCGCAGGCGGCCGTCAGGTCGTGGAGCGTCCGGGCCGAGGTGAGATCGTCCACCCGCACCCGGGGCGGCAGGCGGAGCGTGTCCACCTCCAGCAGGGCCACCGGCCCCAGCGTCGGGGTCTGGACCACCTGCAGCCCCTTGAACGCCACCTCGACCCTGTGCCCGTCTTTGGCGTCCCACCGGTGCCCCGTCCGGGTCAGCGTCGCCCGGATGCGCCGGGCCATCTCGGCGGTCTCGGCCTCCAGGTCCAGGGTCAGGCGCTCGACGTCCGCGCCCATGATCAAGCCTCCTCTCCCGCGCCCGCCTTGAGCAGGCGCTCGACGTGCGATGCCAGATCGCCCTCGATCACCCTGACCGGCGGCAGGTCGTCGCCGCCCAGGGGCAACCGGGGCGCCCCCATCAGCCCCGACAGGGCCCGGCCGCCGTGTCCCGCGGCGGCCACCTGCACGACGGCGGCCCGCTCGGCGGCGTGGTATTGCGCCGGGGTCGCGGGATCGGGCATCTGGCCGTCGGACTCCACGACGCCGGCGGGGGCGGCGTTGGGATTCACCAGCCGCCCCGCCCGCTCGACGAGGGGATACAGCCCGTTCTCGGCGGCGTGGACGGTCCGGGCGTTCGTCTCGGCCTGGATTACCTCGGCGCGGCTGCGGCGGACGGACAGGTACAGGCGAAAAGCCGCGTAGACGACCCCCAGGACGACCGCAACGACAAAGGCGGCAAGCAGGATACCCAGGATGATCCGCCAGCCCGCCCACGGCTCGGGCGCCGGGCGGTACTGTGGCGTGTGATCGCCGAACTCGCGCCACACGACCCACCCCAGGAACAGGATCACGGCCAGGACCCCCACCAGGTACTCCCGGGTTATCTCGCTAAAATCCAACTTGAGCCCGTGCTCCTTGGTGGACACGATGGCCACCGGTTGGGGCTCGGGCTTTGGCTTCTTACCCATCTCCATCCTCCGCCACGCCCGCCGCAGCCAGCAGCCGGCGGGCGTGATCGACCTGGTCCTGGGGGACACTGAGCATAAACACGGCGTTGACCCGGTACAGCCCCAGGACCAGGACCCCGTGCCGCAGCAGGTAGACCGCGATCTCCTGGCCGCTATACCCGCAATCGACCGAGAGCACCAGCGAAGCCGTGGCCCCCGCCGCGCCGGTTGCCCCGGCCCAGACGGGCGTGATCCAGTCCCACGCAGCCCCCCAGGAGATAACCCACGGCACCGGATCGTCGTCTATCTGTGCGTCCATAGCTCCACCAACGTCACGACCCCCACCAGGATCGGGATCCAGACCTCGACGCGGCCCCACCAGGGCCGGCGGTGTCCCGTCCGGGCTTGCCGTTGCCCGCCCACTAGACCCCCAGCCCGAGCTGCGTGGCGCCGGCGGCCCGGCGGGATGCGGCGACGGGGCCCCTGCCCCCGTTCTCCAAGAAGCGAACCGAGCCCCACCTGATCATGACGTCCACGCAGGCGGCGGCCGCCCGTCGGGGCGACTGGTCCTGGTGCTGAAACGCCAGCGACCCGGGGCCGGAGGCGTTGGTGCCCACGAACACAAACCCGGGCCAGCGATCGCTGTCCAGGGGCATGATCGCCCCCAGGCCCTGGTCCTGGGCGCGGCTGATGGCCGCCGCAGCGGCGTTCTCGATATACTTCCGGCAGTCGGCTGGAAACTCGAACATGATCGCCTCCTACAGCCCGAGCCCGTCCAGGGCCCGGGCCACGTCTTCCGGCTCGGCCCCGGGGTGGGCGGCTCCCTCTCTCCCGACCACCCCCAGGGCCTCGATCCTCTCCCCCAGGGCCCACACCTCGGCCCGCAGCTCGGCCAACGCCCCCAGCACCGCGTCCGCCGCCTGTCCCTGGATGGCGGCCCGGATGGCCTCGCGGATGGCCGCCGAACGGCCCCGGGCCGGCTGGGCTGCCAGCCACTCGACCAGGTCGCCGTCGGCCTGAGGGTCCACGCTGAACGAGATAGACACATACTCGGGCATTGTCAATCACTCACAATAGGTGGGGCGGGCATTGTCAATGGTTGACAATGCGGGCCGTGGGGCTTCTCAGCCATGGCTCGCCACCCGCTGCGCCAGCTTCCAATAGCCGCAAGCATTGGCATAGACCGGATCGGCAGAGATCCGGGCATGCCGGAAGTGACCCCGGACCCGCTCCCCCAGGAGGTGGGCCCCGCCGCCGGCCACCAGGATCGCCTGGAGCCGGCCGCCGCCGTTCCAGAGTTGGGTGGCCTGGTCGATGACCTGGGCCCCCAACCTGGCCAGGGCGTCCTCCACGACCTCCCCCAGGTCGAGGACCTGGTCAAAGTAGGTGACCCGGCGGGCCTGGACGGCGGCCATGATCTCGTGGTCCCGCAGGTGCAGCCCGGGCGCGGCATCGTCCAGGTAGCGGCCCACGGCCCGGGCCACGTCCCACAACCCGGCGGGGACGCTGGCCGTCTCGCGCCCGATCTCCGCCATGCGGCGCACGCTCAGGAGGTTGGTCGTCTTGCCCCCGACGTCGATCACGCCCACCGTCCCGGAGGCCAGCTCCGCGTCGACGACCATCCCGCGCTCGTTGAGGGCCACCGCCAGGAGCGCCCCGAAAGGCTGGGGGATGACCCGCACCGCCCGGACGGTGAACCGCTGCGCCCGGCGCTTGGCCCGATGGACGAGGTGCTCGCCCGCCAGGCGCTCGGCCAGGGCCTCCCGGTCGTCGTAGTAGGCCACCGGGAGCCCGGTCACCAGGACCACGTCCACGGCGGTGGCCTCGGTGACCTCGGTCAACGCCGCCAGGAACAGGTCGGCGTACACGTCCCGGCGGAACCAGCCGCGATCCTCGGCCCGGTCGGCGAAGCGGCTCTGCAGGACCGCCCCGTCGCCCACCAGGACGTGGCGGGGCTCCAGGAGCAGCACGTCCCCGCTTGCCCCGTTGAGCGAGAAGCGGCCGGCCTCGGGGGAGCCGGTCACGCTGGCCAGGTAGGCCCGGCGCTCGCCCGAGACCGCCTTGGTATGGCTGTAGCCAATGTCGATCCCGATGTTCACGGTTTGGACTCCTTTCGTGGGCTCTGCCCCATTCTACCACAGCTTCTACTTTTTGTCAATAGTTGACAATAGATTCTAACGCCAAAAATTGCAGAATATCGCCCCGCCCCGCCGCCCAACAGGGCCAACCGTTGACAACCGGGACGGGATAGGTTATAATGGAGCCGCCGGCGGCACGGCACCACAGGAGGACAAAGGCACAACATGGGAGGGACGTCCGTGTACCTAGACGAACGCTCGGCCGCACTGGCCGACCTGCTGGCCGACCACTTCCGGGCCCTGCCCGGACAGGTGGGCAAGGTGACCCGCTCCGCCGTGCTGCAGGCCGGCCTGGAGGCGTTGGCCCGGGAGCAGGGCCTGGACGAGGCCGAGATCCAGGCCGAACTCGACCGCCGGCTAGCGCCGGGGTAGGGGCGGGGGCGGGGCCGGTCTCCGGGGATCATCAGCCCGGCGCCTCCCTCCGGCAGGGCTTCCCGTCCCAGATCTGGCGCTTGCCCTCCAAGATCTCCCCCATGATGCACTCGCCGCCCGGGTCCAGGCAACCGGGCCGCCCCGGGCAGTCGGGCGGGCACCTGCCGGCCTTGTCGTAGAGGCCCCACACCAGCCGTCGCAGCCCCTCGCGCGTGAGGGCCCGCCGGTCCCTTTCCACCCGCTGCCCCCGGGGGCGGATGGGGACGCGGTGATAGCGCAGCGCCCGGCGCAGGCTATCGTGCCCGATCCCCAACTCCTGGGCCAACTCGTCCTGGGTGCGGGTGGCGTACATGGCCGCCAGCCGCTCCCCGTCCCGCAGCACTTCGGCCGCCGCAGGCAGGACGTGGCTCCCCAGCTCCAGCCCCGGCGGGGCGGGCCGGGGCTTGCGTTTGTAAATGCCCCGGTGCGTGTCGGCCATCATCGCCCCCGCCCGCACGCCGCCAGGGCAAACAGCCCGGCGACCAGGGCGAGCAGTCCGACGGCCAGCCAGGCCACCACGGCCACACAAGGAATTGCCAGCATGTAAGCCTCCTTTTGGCTATCGCCTGCGCCTGGGCGGGCCGGCCCCGTCCCGGGCCCGCCGCCACTCCGCCACCCCGCGGCTGGGGAGCTGGGCGCCGGCCTTGCTCCTGTTCTTCTGGATTTCCTGGCGGCGGCGGCGGACGGTCTCGGCCGAGGTGGCCCGGACCATGAACCGCTCGAGCTTCTCCAGCGCCTCGGCCCCCAGGAGCTGCCCCAGGCCGTCCCACGTCACCCAGTACCAGAAAAGCAGCGCCGCGTCGTCGTCGCGGGCCTCGGGGTGGGCCTCCAGGATGTAGGCCACCTTATCCCGCAGGTCGAGGTCCTGGGGCGGGGCGGGCGGGCCGCCCAGCAGGTCGGGCTGCACGGGCGGGGGCCCGTGTCCTGTCTTGCTATTGCCCATCGTCGTCCTCCTCGGTCTGCGCCGGCCGGTTCGCCGGCACGTACAGGGCCGCGTTTCCCAGGCGGCCCAGGAACACGACCCGCTCAAAGCGGACGCCGTGGCGGGCCTCGTGGGCGCCACTGGCCAGGTCGTTCAGGGAAACCCGCTGCACGGTGCAGGTCCCGTACCCCCGGAGCTCGAGGGTCCCGGGCACGTCCCGGGGGTGGAGCGGGATCAGGTTCCGATCCGGCGCCGGGTAGGACACCCCCCGGCGGGCAGCGCCGGGCGGGGCCGAAAGGGCGCGGGCGGGCGGGGCGTCGGTGTCAGGCATGGTCGGGCTCCTTTCCAGGTTGATCGCGCAGGCCCAGGCGTTCCTGCTTCTCGCGATCCCAGGCTGCGCGACCCTGTTCTGCATTGGCTTGCCACTCTTGACATTCGTCCCCCCATCGCTCCTCGGCCCCCGGCTGCTCCCAGGGCGGGCGGCCCTCGTCGTCGCACATGCAGGGATACGAGTAGCAGCGCGGGCAGGTAAGCGCGATTCTCTCGGCTGGCTTGACCGGGGCGGGCGGCTCTTGGTGCCGGCGTAGGTTCGCGGCGGCCAGGGCCGGGACGTTGCCGATGGGCCGGCCGCTCACCAACTCGCCCCGATCCTTCCTGGCCTGGAGGTCGTCGACGGTGCGCCCAACCCGTTCGGGCGTCACCCAGGGGTCCCCGGCCAATTCCAGGGCCACATCCTCCCAGAACCCAGCCTCGGTGCAAGCCTGTTGCACGGCGGCATTAATAGTATTTGTCTGTTGGTGATGTTTAAGGGAAGGATCTGTAAGATCAACACCATCAACAATACTAGTATTAGCCGTGTGCAATGGCGTTGCACGAGATGGGGCGTTTTCGCCCGTTTCGTGCAATGGCGTTGCACCAGGATTATGTATATTGTCCGTTGCCGGCTCTCCCGGCGTGTGTTCGCCGCCTCTCGCGGCCTGTTGGGTTGCCGCCTCTCGCGGCCTGTTGGGTTGCCGCCTCTCGCGGCCTGTGTGTGCCGGCTCTCCCGGCGTGTGTTCGTCGCCTCTCGCGGCCTGGGGTTGCTCGCCGGTTATCATGGGACCCCGTTCCAGGTAGGTCCACCCCCGGCTGTAATGGATGTTCAGGTATCCCTGGGCCCCGAGGGATTGCAGGGTATGATAGGCGGTGCGCTGCGAGATGCCCCACCGCTCGGCCAACTCCTCGATTTTGACCCCGAGGGGCTTTCCGCTCCGCTTCGTGACCCACATCCAGCCGACGAGTTGGAGCAGGCGGAGGTGTGTCTCGGGCGGCAGGTCTGTGTCGCCGTATATCAGGCAGGGGTCGATGGCTACATAGTCCGGCGGGTCTTTAATCGCCATGGCGCACCTCGGGGGCCGGAAAATCAAGGGCCATTTGCAGCCGGCGGCCCGGCTCGTACCGCCAGCGGAGATCGGCCAGGCTGCCGATGGCGGCCTCCAGGCGGCCGTCGGTCTCGGCGTCCAGCCGGACCAGGATCGTACCCGCCCGTCCATTGTTCGGCCGCCCAGGGGCCCAGGGCACCCCCAGGGCCTGGAGCATTTGCACCAGGTCGGGGTCGCTGCGAACCTCGACGATGTCATCACCTGGATACATGGGCTTCCTCCCTCGTGACCGGCTCGCCCGGGTGCGCCCATTTCTGGGAGTTGTGAAATCGGCAGAGGATTTGCAGGTTGTCCAAGTCGTCGGTCCCTCCCCTGGCAATGGGGACAATGTGATCGACGGTCAGATCCTCGGTTTCCTGGCACCCCTGGACGGCGCACCTGTAGCCGTCCCGCTTGATCAAGGCCAGGAGCAACCGATCCCGTTGTCTGTCAAAGTCTCCGCGCCTGCGGCGGGCGGCCTGGCGTTGGGCTTCCCTGGCGGCCAATGCTGCCCGCTCCAGGGCCAACAGGTCCAGTTGTCCCTGCACGACCTCCCGGGTATAGGCATCCAGGAATGGATCGGCCAGGATCATCCGCGCCAGGTCCTCAATGGCGTCCAGGGAGAGATCCCGCTTCTGGGCTTCCCACCAGTAATGATCCACCGCGCAGCAGAGCAACCGCAGGCGTGAGAGTTCCCCCGCCAACTCGACCAGGGCCGCGCCAAACTCTTGCGGGTTGGCCGCCACCCGGGCGATTGCGTCCTGGTTGGCGGGGTCTACCCCAAGCACGGGCCCAAGGAACGGCCCCGGATCCATGAAGATGAACGTGTAACCCTTGTGCTCAAGCTGTAACGTGTAGCCCATGCTCCTCTCCTAATCCCTCGACCAGGACCTCGACCCGGGGCCTGTCCCGGTCGATGGCCTTGTACCAGTGGCAGGTGACGATCTGGGAGTCGTCCTCCCAGACGATGCCGTTCAGGGCGTCGCTCACGCCCTTGAGGATGTTGTCCCCGTCCGCCCGGGCCGCCGTCGCCCGCCAGATGCGGAGCGTCAACTCCACCGGCCCGGTCAGGGGCGGGCGGCCCGCCATGGCCAGCCGGGCGACGTCGCCGACGTAGCCCTCCCAAGCCCTGGTCCGCTGGGGCGTGTAGGCCGTCGCCCGCCGCCCCGGTCGCAGGATGACCCGCGGGCGCTCCTTGGGGATCGGGTTGCCCTCGACGGTGAAAGAGACAGCCCGCCCCGGCCCGGCGCCGTGCGTTGCCGGCTGCCGGGACGGGGGCCGGGCCTGGTAGGTCGCCTTGCGCTCGCTCATCCGCTTCCCCTTTCTGCCCGTGCCAGGATGCCCGCCACCTGCCGGCGAAACAGCAGGCGGATGACGTCCAACTCCCCCGCCAGCCCCGGGATAGGAGCGGAGGGGGCGCCCCGGGGGCGGCGGGCCCAACGGTGCCCGCATTCGGGACAGAAAAAGAACCGCCCGCCCCACGGGCACCACCCGGCCCCGCACCGGGGGCACGTCTCCCAGGTCACGCTAGATCTCCAGGTCCCCGACGCCGGCCCGCCATCCCTGACCGGGTGGCCACGCCGCGGGCTGTTCCGCCGCGCTTCCCCCGTCCACGTCGACCAGGGCGGCGAGCATCCGCTCGAGGTGGTCGGCCTGGGCCCGGACGGCGTCCAGTGTGAGGCGCATCTCGGCCACGTTGCCGCCGATGCCCTCCAGCATGTTGGCCGCGTTCGTGAAGTGCCGCCTGTTGCCCGCCAGCCGCCAGCGGGCCAGCTCCTGGGCCAGCCGCGGGTAACGGGCGGCCAGGTGGCGGAGCTCCTCGAGCTCCCCGGCCGTCTCCCGGGCCTCGGCCGCCCGGGCCTCAGCCTCGGCCCTCTCCCTCTCCGCCTGCAACTCCCGGGCCCGCCGCTCCTCGAGGAGGTGGATGATAAAATCCGGCCCGCCGGCGGCGCCCATGGCCACCAGCAGCACGGCGGCCACCAGTGGGGTCATGGCCACGCCCAGCAGCCCGGCCCACAGGAGCAGGCCGCCGGCGTCCGTCACCAGCCCCACGGCATAGTTGAAGCGGGCGGGCGGGCCCCAGCCGTCGGCCCGCTCCGTCGCCCCGCTGCGCTTGTTGAGCAGCCGGCCGATGAGGATCACGGCGTAGTGCTCGACGACCAGGGCCCCGGCCACCAGGGCGGTGGCCCGGACCAGGCTTTGCCAGGTTTCCAGGCTCCAGTCCATCTCTCACCCTCCGTGGTACTCGAATGGCTCAAAGCGAGAGCTCATCACGGCATCGGCGCGGCTGGCAGCGCGGGCCAGAGACCAGGCAAACCATAGCAGGAGGATAAGCGCGATCGGGATAATCCAGGCCATCTCAGTTACTCCTCTCCTATTCATCATTTGCCGCGATGGGCTTCCCATGCGCGTATCATCCGCAGAAACGACTTACCGGGCGGCGGGTCGGGCTCTGGCACATCCAGAATTGTAACGGGCTTGCCCAGGGCGAATGCCATGCCCATATCGAACAGGCAGCCGGTTGACCGCCCATCCCAAACGACAAAGACGCGATCCGCCGCTTCAATAGCTGCCCGGTTCTGCTCGCAGATCGCCAAGCCGACAGGGTCATCCTGGTTCGTGTCTCGGTGCGGCCAGTGGACGGCCCAGCCCTCGCTTTCCAGTCTTTTGACAACTGCCTCTGTTTCTTCTGGACTATGGCCCCGCACTGGGCAAATCAAGAACGCTCTCATTCTACCTCCTTGTGCATCGCGGCCATTGCTGCCGGGCGTGACCACGTTCGAGCCAGCGCCCGCCATTCGGCGTTGTAGTCAATCCAACGGTCGGCGGGTTGGTATAATTGTGCAAACGGTAGCCCGCCAAGCGCCCAAACTGCTTCCAGCCGTTCGGTTGCCGCGTCAACCGTCTCGCCGTTGAAGGCGATCATCACGTAAACCCGGCACTTGTAGCGGGGCAGGGCCAATCGCTTGATGGCCGCCTCTAGCGGTTTGAGCGCCCCCACGGTATCAGCGGCCAAAAAGACCTCGCGGATTCGCAAGCCCCGCAGCCAGTCAACGCGCCAGTCGTCCAGGCGTCGCGACTCAAGGCCGCCCGAGAAGACGGCGGCTCGGCGTTGCGTGGCGAGCATGGCCCCCACACGCTCCAGGTGCGCCCGGCTCGCCTGCAAGATGTTATTATCCTGAATAATGTACCCCGGCGCAAAGTTGTGGATCTCGGACAGTCGCCCCTCCCGTTCTGGCACCAGGCACCAGGGGCAGTTGTTGTTGCAGCCGTGCGTCGTGAACGTCACGCCCGCCTTGATGTACTGGCCTGGTGTAAAGCCGTTGGGGCAGGCGTCAAACGCCGGACCATCCAACTTAACCACAGGATAGTAATTGCGCCACGCCTCGGCCAGCCGTTGGCCTTCTGCCTGGTCCCATGTGAACACCACCGATACATGAACCTCATCGGCGGCGGGTCGCCACAGCGGCGGGTCACCTACAAAAGCCAGTGGATCATCTGGCGTCATCGCGGTTTTTCGCGGGAACACTCTTAATATTCGCATCTCAGCAATCCGTTGTTAGCGCCTACACGCTACAAGCGCATGGTAGCCAGCGTGTCAGGTCCATTTGCACCAGGCCCTGCCATCGCCTGTCCCGCATCTGCTCCAAACTTTGACCATGCGGGTCCAAAGTGGCCCATTTCTGCGAGTGCTCACTGGCCCGGTTTTCAATGGCAATCGCCCGCTCGAATAAGTCAGGATAGTTGAGCCACAGATCGCGCCACTGAGTCAGTGCCTGCCCAGGACAAAAGAAACACCCGGATTTGCGAGGCAGATCAAGCCCGGCCCGTTGGATAATGCGGTAACATTCCGGCCGGTTAATGCCAGCATCGTCTAGGGGATAACGGACGGCGGGATCGTCCCTGACCCGCCGGGGCTCATCGCTCGTGATCCCCAGGCATGACACCTCATAACTGTTCGCCTCCGCCCAGGTAGTAAGCGGGGTTCGTTTGAACTCAACAGAACACCAACGCACGGCCAAGAGCGGGATAATCCCCTGAGTCAGGCAATATTCCTCCAGAGTCAACGCTCCCATTTTTTGCACCTTGTTGCTGTATAGGTGTGAGTGCGTGGCCGGTGACAGGCGCGTGATCTCCAGGCCGCGGGGCCTGAGGAACCGCCGCTCGAAATACTCCATGTAGCAGTAGGTTTCGGGGTGCTCGTTGCCCGGATCTGCAAAGACAATCGGCCCACGCCAGCCCTGTTCAGCAAGCATGATCACCATTGCCACAGAGTTGACGCCCCCGCCGAAACTGACCATCTCGGACATTGTTGCTGCTCCAATCTCTACAATCGCCGCTATGCCGTTACCTTGCAGGTGCAGCAGCCTGAAGCTGCTCGTACCTCAAGTGGTCTTGGCATTGTCGATCTCCTTTCTCGCTGCAATCGTTGCCTTGCTGGACTTAGTATCCGCGATAAATCGCTACGAGTCCAAGGCCAATGCTGATATACGGCCCGCGCTAGGCGAACATCTGGCGCTCTACCATCATCTGGTAGACCATGCCCCAGAAGTTGCCTGCGCAGTGCTGATACAGCGCAGGCTCGTTGGCTTGCATCCTGCGCGGGTCATCGTAGTTACCGTGGCGATAGATCACATCTTGCCACAAATCATCATCGCACATGATTGTCTCGTAGAGCTTGCGGAGGCGCGGCCCGGTCACACCATGCCCGCCGCCCTCCCCCCACACGGCCCAACGCTCAATGAAATGGAGCCAATATATGCGGCGTTTCTGTTCCTCAGTCATTGTCGCTTCTCCCCTCTCGGCAATCTTCTCTTTGCGGCAACCCCCGCCGGGGCTGCCGGGTAGAATCCTTATCGGAAGTTAATCCTTATTTCTCTTTCACGAACCATGCTCCACGCTGAGACCCAACCTCTATCCGTGGAGTGTGATGCAGCAACCACGCAACTTGCTTCCCGATGCCCAGGCCCGCCAGAGGTATCTCGATCTCGTGACCCCGGCGCAAGTTGGTAAGCAAAAACTCGCGATAGGTATTACCTGCCAAGAGTACAATCTTGGCACCCCGGGGCACCTCGCGGGCAATTTGCCGTAGCACGCGCTCGGCCCATGCCCGGCGCTGCTCGTGCCTCATCGTGGTCAGGGTTAGATCGTAGGGAGTGATAACGGCATCGGGCCGCAAGAGGCCGTGCTTGGCAGATAGAATCCACCACGGCCAGCCCGTAGCCTCAACATAGGCACGCGAGGCCCGGAAGAGTTGCCCGGTGTAAAGGTCTTTCGCGGGCGCAGGGTAAGGCAGTTTTGACTTTCCGCAAGAAACGAGGGCAATGATCTCAGACATGGGAATCCTCCACTATTTTGACAGGGACATTGCCACAAAGGCGAATGTTATCCCCGCCGAACAATTCCATCTTGGCCTGGGTAAGACGGCCGTGCAAGTCGTCTACTTGGTCAACATCGTGCATGTCCAGGGGCAGAGGATCGGGCGGCGGCCAGGTCCACAGCCCTGCGTAGGCCGCCAGAAGTGAGCGCAGGTTGGCTGCCATACATTCGGTGATGGTGAAAAACGACTGAGCGATGCCCTCCAGGGAGTGCATCTGAATGATGCCATCCATGACCACGGCAAACCGCTCGCAGGCAGCATCAAGGATCCACCATGTGCCATCCGTCCAGATGCGATCAAGGAGCCCCATGCTCCCTAGCCCATTGATTACCTTGAAATTGGCTTGACCGAGACCCCAGAATTGATGATCCGGGAGGAGGCGGGCCAGCTCGGCAATGTAGTAGTGGCGGACGTCACGGGGGATGGGGCCGCGGACCATGCCGCCCAAGCCGATAAGGGGCGACTTGTCGGCATAGTAACGCATGACCGGATCCTGCGCAGCCCTGCGGGCATTGGCCACAACGCACCGGGCAGCCTCTGAAACATTACGCCACGCGAGCCCGGTAACGGTCGCCGCGGGATCCCAACGAGGCCGAACGTGATAGATGGGAAAACACCCCCGTTCCGGGCCAAACCCCATCGCGGTCATGGCGTCAAAATACCGAACGCTCTCCGCCTGATCCCCTATCACATCATAGGCAGCAAACCCATCCGGATCAGTTAGCTCAATAGCCTGCAAGTAGCTGTCGAATGAGACCCATCCGGGAACCGTTCCCGTCCAACGGCGGTAAGCCGTCGAATCCAGAAAAAGAGGCAGCAAGCGGGAGTGACGACCGAACACGCCCTCGCGGTCTTTGCGCCAACGGAGCCCCCCACTTCCAGTTGTACAGACCACGTAGCTGTAATCGGCAAAATAGACGCCATGTTGCCAGCCTTGGGCCGCGGCCCTATCTCCCAACCGCCCCCGCCCATTGGCCTCGTCCACCTTGAGCATGGCGGGCAACTCGGGCCGGATGGTGCTCCCCAGGTTGCCCGCCAGGCCGTGCATGGCAACTGGCCGGATAGTACTCGCGTCTTTCAGCCCGGCTGCACCAAATGACGCCCGCCGAGCCGCCGTGGTGATGTTGTCGGTATTCACTCCCGCGATGCCACAGGCGGCCAGTTTGCCCCGGTGGTCAATTCCGGCAATGCCGTACATGGCGCCCGTGTGCCGATTGCCCCGACCGTCGCTCACAATGCCGAGCATGGCGCGGTTGCCTGAAGTGTCCAATCCAGCGAGTCCACACTTGCTCATGTTGCCTTCCGAGTTGCCGTATTATCGGCACTTCCCCCGTTCCCGGCGGCCCGTGCCAGGAACCACGCCGCGGCCCGCTCCCGGCCCCGCAGCGCCGGGCAGGCGGCGGCCACCCGTTCGGCCCGGGGCGGCTCCTTGCCGTTGTTGGCCAAGTAGTCGGCCACCTGGCCCTCGGCCCGGGCCAGCCAGTCCCGCCACAGGCGGCCCACCGGCCGGCGGAGCAGGTCCCCCGCCGTTCCCCCGGGGGTCATTCCCGCCCCCCGCGCCGCCGGCCCCGGCTCCCCGGAGAGGCCAGGCGCCCGCTTTCCTGCCAGCCGTCGACGGCCAGCAGGAAGCAGAGCACCCAGAGGAGGAACAGGTGGAACGCGGCGTCGCTCCGGTCGATGAGTTGGACGGTCGGCCAGAAGCCCCACCACAACGTATACCCCACGCCGGCCAACGCCGGCGCGACCGCCAGGCCGTCCACCAGGAGCCGCAGCCGCACCCGGAGCGGGACCCGGGTGCGGGCGATGGCCTGCTGCCTGTGGGTCACTCTTCCGCGCATGGCCCCCTCCCGTTCCCCGGGTCCGGTTGTCGCCCGGCCCCGGTTTCGTCGTGGACGGTTGTCCACCCGGGCGGCAAAGAAAAGGGCCCCGCCCCCGGCTCGGCCCGCACCAGCAGGCAGCCCGGGGGCACGAACGCCCCGGCCACCAGGTCGGGCTCGGCCTGGCGGAGTTGCTCCAGGGCCCGGGGGCCGATGCCGCCCCGCTCGGCCAGGATGCGATAGACGAGGAGGTAGGGCATCCCCCACCGCTCGGCCAGGGCCTTGAGGGTCCGCCCCGCTACCTGTCCCTGGAGGCCGGCCAGCAAGCGGGCCTCCCAGGGTGTTAACTCTCTCTGCATGTTGGTCTCCTTCCGGCGGTCGTGCCGCCTCCCTTCCCGTCGTGGACAATCGTCCCCCGTATTATACACTATCCCGCGCCAGTTGTCAATACCAAATGCGACAAATGGCGAAATTCATAATGCTCAACCGTGGACAATCGTGGTATAATGCTTTCAGATGCGGGGGAGCGAGGGGGAGCAATGTCAATTGTGGGAGCCCGGATCCGGTCGCTCCGCGAGGACCAGGATCTGGAGGTGGGCCAGCTCGCATACAAGGCCCGGGTCAATAAATCGTATTTGCACTATATCGAGCGGGGCGAGCGCCCCAACGTGAGCGGGGTGATCCTGGCCAGGATCGCCGACGCGCTCAACACGTCGACCGACTATCTCCTGGGCCGGACAGGCATCCCGGCCCCGCCCGATGGCCGCCAGGGGCCCGACCCCCGGATATTGCACGATGCCGAGACGCTGGCCGGGGTTTCGCCCCGGGTCCGGCAATATGCACTGGAAATCTGTGAGATCTTCCAGGAGCTGGAGGAGATCGCCCCCGACCTGCTGGAGCAGGCCGTCAACATCATTGCCACACAGGCGGAATTCGTCAAGCTGGCAACGACCCAAAAGCCGGCGTCGCCCCAAAGCGGCGCCGGGAAGGCCGACCATAACAACAATCCGGAGGGGGAGCACCAGGCCGCCGCCACATAGGCACCCACACAACCCGCCCACCCTCCCGCAACTGGCAGGGGGCAATGACGCACAAACGAGTTTTGCATCAATCGCTGTCAAACCTGGCCGACGCGAGCCTCCACCAGGGCACTTCCGCCCTGGCGGAGGAGACGCTCGGCTATTGCCTGGCCCAACTCCGCGAGTTGCGGGACCAGGCCCGCCGCCGCCTGGGCCTGGCGAGCCTGTGGGCGGCTTTCTCCGACGCCTGGCTGTTCCTGGCGCCGGACGGGGCGATCCTGGATTGCAACGCCGGGATGGCCAACGCCTGCGGGCTGCCGGCGGAGGACCTGGTGGGTCACGCCCTCTGGGATCTCGCGCCGTCCGTGCGGCTGCCCGTCCAGCCCGACATGCTGGCGTCGGTGCTGGAGTTGGGCCGGCCGGTGGCCTTTGAGGCCGGCGCCGCCCCGGGGTGGGCCGAGGTCTACCTCCAGCCCCTGGGGCCCCCGGGCCGGCCGTGGGCGGCCCTGGTCCTGGTGCGCCACGTCGGGGAGTGGCGGGCCGGGGGCTGCCTGCGCCGGCAGTGGCTCTTTGCCGACGACGAGGAGGGGGCCGAAACCAGGGCGATGCGCGAACACGGGAGGGAGAACAATGGCGATCTATGTCGGGGATGATCGGGTCCCGGAGGGCCTGTCCTGGCAGGGGTACGGCCTCAAGGTGACGCCCCTGGCGGTCGTTACGCCGGGCGGGCGGAGCATCGCCACGGCCAACATTGCCGCGGCCACGGTCGAGACGGTGCCGGCGGCCCGGGCGCCGGGGATCGTGGTGGCCCTGGTGGGGATCGTGGTGGGCGGGGCGTGCCTGGCGTCGGGCGGCGAGTCCCAGGCCGTGGGGCTGGTCTTCGGGGGCGTCTCCCTGGTCGTGGGGCTGACCATGGCGGCCCTGGCCCACGAGCGGCACGCCGTCCACCTCGAGCTGGTGGGCGGCAGGGGCCGGCAGGCCCTGGGCTGCCGGGACCAGGAGGAGGCCCTGGAGGCAGCGGCGACCATCAACCGGGCGGCTGCCTGGGCCCGGGGGCGGCCCGCGGGGGCCGGCCTGCAAGCGACATGATCGGCGGTTCCCCGGGAGGCGGGGGACTCCCGGGGAACGCAAAAAGGCCCCCACCGGATCGTCCGGTGGGGGCCTTTATCTTAGGGGCGACTGCTCCCTCGCAGCTTTTACTTCCTGTTGGGGTCCCGCATGTAGGCCAGGGCCTGCTCCCGGGCCCAGCTCCAATGCTGGGGGCTGGTGGCGTCTGCCCACGTCCAGGCCCTGTTGCCGCTGGCCTGGCGGATGGCATACAGCAGGTGCCCCGTGCTCTTGAAAAACTCTGTTTCCAGGTGGGCGTTGATCGCCCCCAGGAAAGCCTCGGGCAGGGTCGCCCCATCGGGGTCGGCCGGCCCGGGTTCCTCGGCGGCGGGCGGCTCCGGCTCCGGATCGGGCTCGGGCGGGGCTTGCAGCGCCGCACCGTCCCGGCGCTGCGCCTGCGTGACGGCGCAGGTGTGGCCCGGCGCCGGGAGGGCCTCGTCGGTCGTGCGGGGCGGGGCGGCGGGCAGGTCCATGCCAAAGAGGGTCATGCCTTCCACCACCAGGCCCAGCAGGGCCCGGATGGCCCGCAACTCGCCCAGGACCTCGCCCAGGTCGACGGCGGCCGGGGCCTGACCGGCGCTGGCCTGGTCCACCGGCTCCAGGTATTGCACGTCCCGATAAGGGTTGCCGTCTTTGTTGAGTTTGCCCGGCTCGGTATAGTGAGCCCAGAAGCGGGCGTGGACCCGCTGGCCCGCTTTCAGGCCGTTGGGGTCGATGCCCACGGCCAGCAGGGCGGACAAATCGAACAGGCGGAGCACCTCGAACTGCAGGCGGGTGTCCGTGCTGAACAACTTAACGATGGCCTTGCCGCCCTTGAACGTCTCGCTCAACTCCAGGGAGCCGATGAGCTCCCGCTTGATTTGACCGTTGCCGTTGTCTGTCATGGGGGAGATCCTTTCTGCCCGGGTACGAGGCCCCCGGGCGGGCACTTCCTCTGCTACGCGGCGGCCAGGGCCCCGGCCGGGCGGGTCTTGCCGCCCTGGGGGACCACCTGGGAGCCGTACATCTGGCGCAGGTCGTCGAAGTCCATCTCGCTGTACTTGCGCCTGTAGTCAAACTTGCGCCAGTACCACATGACCCGCTTGGAGTGCCAGGAGCACCCGGCGGCCTTGAGTTGGTCCTTGACCGGCCGGGTATCGCCCGAGACCCAGATCCAGCGGCCGATGATCTCAATCTCAATCCCCTCCAGCCCCAGGGCCAGGAGCTCGGCCACCTTGTCCACCACCTCCTGCTCGGCTTGGAAGTCGTAGCGGTAGACGTGCTCCTTGCCGTCGCTGCCCCGGGTGGCCTGCCCGTTCAGGGCCTCCAGGCGGGCGTGGTAAGCGGCGTTCACTTCCTGCATGGTCCGGGTGCTGCCGCCCCGGTCGGGGTGATGCAGCTTGGCCAATTGGCGATACAGGGCCTTTACTTCGGCCACGGTCTTGCACCTGTCAAACATGGTCGGTCTCCTTCAAATGGGGAGCCGCCCGGCTTGCACGCCGGGCGGCTTTGTGTTACAATGACCGTGGTCGGTCTCCGTTTCGTGGGGACGTAGAGGCCGGGAGCGTGGGGGCGCTCCCGGCCTCGTCGTTGGTGGCGTCCTCGGCCTCCAGGCGGGCCGTCTTGACAAACAAGGCCACGGCCAGGCGATGGGTGCACCAGCCGCCGTCCTGGGGGTCAAAGTCGAGGCAGGGGCAGGTGCCGTTCACGATAAAGGCCGTCCCCCAGCTCGTCACCCGGAAGTTGCCGCCCCGCAGGGGCTCGACCTGCCCGCCCCGCACCAGGGGCAGGGCCTCCTGCAGCCGCTTGAGTGTCCGCTTGTCGCCCTTGAACGCCGCCCGGGCCGCCAAGTAGGCCCGGTCCAGGGCGGAGGGGCGGGGCGGGGCGATGGGGGCCGGGTCCCGGAGGCCGGCCTCGACCTCCAGGGCGGCCTGGCGCTCGGCCATCACCCGATCGACGTCGGCCACGCCGGTCAGCGTCTTGGTGTAGTGGACGGCGCCCCGGATGCTCTCCAGGGTCGTGTAGTAGGCCAGGACCTCGGACAGGTCCTCGTCGCTCTCGATAACCTGGGGGTCAAGGAAAACCTTGATCGGCGGGTCGTAGCGGGGGCCGTACCTGTCCAGGATCAGGCGGGCGGGGTAACTGACTTTCGTCGTGTCCATCGTTGGGCTCCTTTCGTGGCTAGTATGGCGCGATTGTGCCATCGGGGGCCACCATCGCGTCGTCGTAACGATCCGGTTCACCGCTATCGACCCACCGGCCGGAGCCGTGGGCGGAGCTGTACTTGTTGCGCTCCTCGTCCTCGCGGGCGGTGTCCCGTAGCATCTGCTCAAAGTCCCGATCCAGTTGATCACTCATCGTCTGCTCCTTCTGCGCGTTACGGTCGCGCCCCCGGCCAGTCCTACCCGATGTAGGCGATTGGTTGTTAAGTCTACTTCGCTAACTAAGTTATGACGCCATTTTACACTATAAATGGACGTTTGTCAATAGGCAATTTGCCTATTTGTGGACGATTGTCCCGCCAGTTTGGTTAAGAAGGTTAAAGCCGCCCGGCAAATCGGCCAAACTGGGGCGTTGACAATTGTCCTCGCCTGTGATATACTTAGCTAACTCTGCTCGGCAATAGGGAGGGTTGAATGACGTATGACGTTAGGGAAATAGTCTACCGCCAGGCGGTGGGCCTGGAGCCGGGGGACCTGCTGACCATCAAGGCTGCCGCCCAGGCCCTGCAGATGACCATGCCCGGAGTGATCGCCGCCATCAACCGCGGCGAGATGACCGAGGTGCTGGACAGGGACGCCCGCCACCCGTACCACGAGCGCCGCTTCGTGCTCCGCGAGGACGTGGAGCGCGTGGCCAGGCGGCGGGGCCTGGAGGTGGCCGGCGCCGGGGAGGGGAGGGGCGATGGCCAGCAATAGCCAACGTTGGGAGCGACTCGCGGTGGCCCTGGTCTACCTGGCCTGGGCCGCCGTGTGGGGCGGGCTGATCTGGTACGGGGAAACCCGGGAGGCCGGTTGGGCCTGGGGGTTCGGTGCCGTCATCATGATTGCGCCCCTGGTGCTGCTGTCCCTGCTGACCGGTAGGATCTCGGACGGCCTCGACGAGGGGCCCTAGAGCATGCCCGCTGACTGCCCCCTGCCCGCCGGCTCGACCGTGGCCGGCTACGGCCGCGACTCGGGCGGCCGCGATCAGGACCGCTCGGTCCTCCAGCAGCGGGCCGAGATCGAGGCGTACTGCCGCGACCGGGGCCTGGCCCTGGTGCGGTGGTTCGCCGACGAGGCCCGCCCCGGCTCCTCGGTCATCGGCCGGGACGCCTTCCTGGAGATGATCGCCTGGCTCCGCCGCCTGGCCCCCGAGCCCGAGCGGCGCCGGTCCCGCCGGGGCGACGGCCGCGACCCCGACGCCCCCGACGGCGTCCTGTTCTGGTCCCTGGCCAGGAGCGCCCGGGAGCAGGACGACCGCGCCTACTTCTGGGCCGACCTCCGCCGGCGGGGCTACACCGTCTTTTCCGTGACCGATGGCATCCCGGGCGGGGACCTGGCGCCCGTCGTCGAGAGCCTGTTCGCCTGGCAGGCGGAGCAGTACCTCCAGCAGCTCTCCCGGGAGGTGACCCGCGGGATGCGCGATATGGTCACCCGCCGGGGGCCCGACGGGGAGTACCTCAACTGCTGGAACAACCACCCGCCGCCCGGCTTCCGGGCCGAGCCCCGGACGATCGGCGCCCGCCGCGACGGCCGGCCCCACGTCGTGCGCTGCCTGGTGCCCGACCGGGACGGGCTGTGGGAGCCCGTCCGGCGGGCCTTTGCCCTGCGGGCCGCGGGCCTGTCGGTGCGCCAGATCGAGGCCGAGTTGGGCCTGGGGTGGAGCCGGCAGCGATACGGCCACCTGTTCCGCAACCCCATCTACGCCGGGCGCCTGGAGTATGGCGACCTGGTCATCGACGGCTGGATCGAGCCCGCCGTCGACCCCGCCACCTGGGCCGCCGTCCAGGACATTTGCCGGAACCACGACGCCTTTCAGCGCCGGGCCCGCTCCCGGCCCCGATCGGCTTATCCCCTGTCGGGCCTGTTGCGCTGCCCCGTCGACGGGGCGGCCATGACCGGCTCGAGTTGCCGGGGGCCCGTCCCCGGGGCGCCGCCGTACCGCTACTATCGCTGTAGCCACTACGGCGACGGCGGGGCCTGCGCCCACTCCCGGGGCCTGCGGGCCGACTACCTGGAGCCGGCGGTCTATGGCGCCCTGGCCCGGGACGTCCTGACCCCCGAGGCCCTGCGGGCGGCCCTGGAGGGCGGCGGCCCGGCCGAGCTGAACGGCGCCCGGGCCGAGCTGGCCGCCGCCGAGAAGCGGGTGGCGGACCTGGAGCGGGCGACGGGCCGGCTCCTGGAGGCCATCGAGGGCCTGGGGGGAGAGGGGCAGCCCGTGGCCGTGCTGGCCGAGCGCCTGGCCGCCCGCCAGGCCGAGCGCCTGGAGGCCGAGGCGGAGTTGCGGGCCGCCCGGGCGCGGCTGTCGGGGGGTTGCGAGCCCGTGCCCCCCGAGGTCCTGGCCGACTTTTGCCGGGACGCGGCCCGGGTCCTGGAGGAGGGCGAGCCGGGGGCCGTCCGGGATCTCCTGGAGGTGATCGTGGTCCGCATCGTGGCCCGCACCGACGGCACGGGCGAGATCCACTACCGGCCCCTGGGCGAGCTGCCCGGCCGGGCCCCTGCCGCCGTGGCCCCGTTCCACTGGTTCCCCGGGGGCCGGGGCTTCAAGCGGCCGGCGGTCTGATTTTGTGTTAAGGCAAACTCTGGCCCCATAATTTGCCTAAACGCAAAATTGACAGGTGCATGACAAATGCTTGACAGCCCCCCGGCTTTGTGATATACTATCACCGGCGACGAGGCGATATTTTTTTATCGCAATGGTGGACAATTGTCCACCGGCCCGCCCGGGCCGATGGACAGGGGCAAGGGAGCAGGGAGGGGAATGGAGTTCCTGGTCCGTGGCAACGACGGCAACGTCTGGGTGTACGACGACCTGGACGAGTACCTGCGGGGCGTGGGGGAGGTGCCGGCCCTGTGGGAGCCGGCCGTCGTCCAGGCCCAGATGGTCGCCGCCCGCTCCTATGCCGCCTTTGCCTACGAGCATCCCCGCCACGACGATTGCCACCTGTGCGCCCGGCCCCATTGCCAGAGTTGGGGCAACCGGCACCACTACGCCCGGGACAGGGCCATCGAGGCCACCCGGGGGCTGGTGCTGTACTACGTCGGCCCCAGCCCGCCCCGGGGCTCCCGCTCGCCCATAGTCTGTCAAACGTTCTACTCGGCCCGCTGCGGCGGCCGGACGGGCACGCGGGACGAGGAGACCGGGATATGGGTTCCCGTGTGGAACCCACCCGCCGCCCCGTGGTGCAAGATCGTCGAGTGCCCCTGCCCCGTCCTGCCGGGCTGGCAGGGGGAGACGACCCAGCGCCACGGCCACGGGATCGGCCTCTGCCAGTGGGGCGCCCGGGTCCTGGCCCGGCGGGGCTACACCTTCCGCCAGATCCTCCAGCATTACTTTGCGGATTTTGCCCTGGGCATTTACGGCCAGGGCCCGTCCTGCCCCGAGAAGCCGGGCCAGGACATAGAACACACTGACCCAGGAGGTGACCGATGATCCGCTCGTTTCGCAACCGCTACCGAGTGAGGGCGATCCTGATCGTCGCCCTGGTGCTGGCCCTGTCGCTGCTGGCCGGCGTCCTGTTCCCGGCCCTGGCTCAGGGCCCCGACGGCGAGGAGGTGCCGACGGTTGACGCCTTCCTCCAGTTTATCGCCTCGGGCGGCGTGGCTGCCGCCGTGGCCGTGCTCCTGTCGTTCCTCGTCGAGAACTGGGCCGGCTACGAGGCTTTGGCACCCCGATTCAAACGCTACATTTACGGGGCGCTGTGTTTTGTCGTGCCGGTTGGCGCCGTGCTTCTGCGCTGGGCGTTCGGCTACGTGCCACTGACCCTTGACCCGCTCATCTGGCACGCCCTATGGTATGGCGCCGGGGCCTTTGGCGTAGGCACGGCGGTTCACGGACTCAAGTTGTCCCGGTATCCCAGTGCGTTCCCGACAAAGGCCCGCCGGGCATAGGGTCCCTACGGCGGCCAGGAGGCGCCCCGCACAATGGACAACACCCCCTCGCTGTTGATCGCAATCGTCGCCGCCCTTCCCGGCCTCCTGGCCGCCGTGGTGGCCTGGAGACAGGCCCGCTCCGCCGCTGCCCGCTCTGACGTGGCGGCCCTGGTCGAGACGGTCAAGTCCCTCCAGGAGGAGAACGCCCGCCTGCGGGCGTGCGTCGAGGACCTGGAAAAGGATTACAAACTCCTCCGGGCCGAGCACCTGGACCTGGGGCGGCGGCTGGCCGAGACCCAGGCCGAGCTCCAGCGGGCCCAGGCCGAAAACAAGAGCTTGCGGGCGGAGAACGGCAAGTGGAAAGCTCGCGTCCAGGCGCTGGAGACGGACCTGGAGCGGCTGCGGGCGCGGTTGGAGCCGCCCGGGGCGGGCGGGGCGGAATGAGCGAGCCAGGGGCCGCCCCCAGCCCCGCCGCCCGGCGACCTGCCCGCCGCTCGGTGCGCCGTTTCGTGGTCCTGTCGGACACGCACATCGGATCGACGGCGGGTTGCTGGCCCGGAGCCCACGCCGTCGAGGGTGGCGGGGAGTATCACGCCAACAAGTACCAGCTCTGGCTTGCCGCTTGCTGGGACAAGATGCTGGCCGAGGTGGCGACGTTCCGCCCCCGGCCGGTCGTGATCGTCAACGGTGATTCCCTGCAGGGGGTCAACCCCCGGGATGGGCAGCTCGTTACCAACAACATCGCCGTGCAGGTGCAGGCGGCCCTGGCCCTGTATGGGCCCTTGCGGGCCATGGCCTCACGGTTCTACATGGTCCGGGGCACGGAATGGCACGAGGGCAGGGCCTCGGAGTATGTCGAGCTCCTGGCCCAGCAGCTAAAGGCCGAACGCGACCCGGCCACGGGACAATACTCCTGGTGGGAGTTGTACCTGGACGCCGAGCCGGGCGGGGGCGGGCCCGTGATGCACTTTGCCCACCACGTCGGGGTCTCGTCGGTGCCCTGGTACGAGGCGACGGTCCCCCTCCGGGACACGCTCCTCCAACTCTCGGAGTTGTGGCGGTTCTACGGCAAGCGGGCGCCCAACCTGCGGATGGTCATTCGCTCCCACCGCCACCGCCACATTCACGTCGACGCCCCGCCCGACATCCACGCCCTGGTCACGCCCGCCTGGCAGCTCAAGACGGCATTCGCCCACAAAAAGGCGGCCAGTATGGTGCCCCAGGTGGGCTATGTCATCATCGAGTGGGACGGCCTCGACCTGGTGCCCAAGAAACGGGTCTTTGCCCTGCCTGACCTGCACGTCGAGGTGCTCCGGTGATTATCAACGTCCCGGCCAACTTTACCCTGGACGAGCTGCTGGCCCACCTGCGGGCCGAGGCGGAGCCGGGGCAGGCTGAGGGCTACTGCTCGACGGCGGACTGGGCGCGGCGGTTCGATGTGAGCGAGAAACGAATGAGGGACATCCTCGGCGAGGCCAAGGCACAGGGCAAGCTCCTGTGCCGCCAGGTCCGCCGCGAGCGGCTGGACGGCTCGGCGGGACGGCTGCCGGTGTATGCGTTTGACCTGTCAGAAGGGGAACCGGGCCCCCAGGGGGAGGAGCCTTGACAGATAGAACCGGCGCGGCGCATCCGCGACGCTGGCCTGATGCCCTACCGGCGGAGTGGTGGCCACCTGCGGGCCAAAGCCCGGCAGTCCACCCGCCCCGGGGCGTCCCCCGACGTGGGGCCGGCCAGTATGCGGTATCTCGGGGCCGTCGCCCTATGCGGCCGGGCCGGTCTATTGCGCCCTATTGTAACACACTATACAGGAATTGTCAAGGTTTTGTAACAATTGTGGGGAGGGCGTGAGGTGGGCGTGAGTCAGAAGCGAGCCGTAGGCGAGCCGCCCGCGAACCGGCCCCCGGCCGTGCGGGCGGGGCTGGACCTGCTGGGCTTCGAGCTGGACGGGGTCTCCTGGCAGTCCCTGGAGGCTGAGCACCCGGCGCTGGCCGGGGCGGTGGCCGAGGTGGTCAACGAGGGCTACAGCCCGGGCCAGATCCGCCAGTACGTCATGCAGCGGGGCCTGCCCGTGGAGTGGGCCCGCTGGCTGGAGCAGGCCGCCCGCTACGTGGCGGCCCTGGGGGACGCCGGGGGCCTTTTAACGTGATACCCAATTGTCGGGGCGGATCAATGGAGGGTGTAGCCTCCAGGCCGGGTGGTCATGAGGTGCTGGACTTGGGCCAGATAGTTCTGCCCGCGAAAGGGGCAGCCACTCCGCCCAACGGTATAGAGGCCGTCCCCTGGCATGGCCCGGCACGCTGCCAGGAAACGGGCGGCCCCAATGTGCTGACTTTTTCTGCCGCCTGGCAAGCGGCCTTTTTCTCTCCTCCTTGCGAGCCGGGCAGGCGGGGCTTAACTCCTTTCACCCGTCCTGCCCGGCAGGGGAGGGCTAACGCGAGGATAGATGGCGATTAAACGCTCCTCTATTGGCTGGACGGACTTCTCGGGCGGCGACGCCAACTTTATCATTGGCTGCACCCCGGCCAGCGAGGGCTGCGCCAACTGCTACGCCCGGACCCTGATCGAGAGCCGCCAGGGCCGGCCCTTCTCGGAGGTGCGTCTGTACCCCGAGAAACTGAAGCGCCTGGCAAAGACGCGGTTTAGCCCGGGCGGGGACGCCTACCGCCGGGGGCCCGGGAGCCGGCCCATGGTCTTCCTGGTGGACCTGGGGGACTGGTGCCATCCGGCCGTGCCGGACGAATTCCGAACGTCGGCCTTTGACCTGCTCCTGGCCCGGGATGACGTGGACTGGCAATGGCTGACCAAGCGGCCCGAGGTCATGGCGGGCTTTGTGTCCGGCTACTGCGAGCGGCGGGGCCTGGCCCAGCTCCCGGCCCACTTCTGGATGATGGTTACGGCTGAGAACCAAAGGCGCTATGACGAGCGGGTGCCGTGGGTGCTGCGGACGCCGGCCACGGTGCGGGGCCTGAGTATCGAGCCGATGCTCGGGCCGATCGTGCCCAAGGCCGGCCTGGAGGCCGTCGCTCGTGTTGGGAAGCCGGGCAGCAGGCGGGTTATCTGGGTTACGCGGCCCACGCTGGATTGGGTGATCCTGGGTGCGGAGTCGGGCAACGCTCGCCGCCCGTTCGATCTCGATTGGGCGCGGCGGGTGCGCGACGAGTGCCGGGCGACCGGCGTCCCGTTCTTCTACAAGCAGGGGAGCCACCGCTTCCCGGGCCGCCTGGACGTGCTGGACGGGGAGCGGATCAAGGAGTATCCGGGGTAACGGTACAGAATCAGGGCATTATGGGCAACCATAATCAGGAAGATGACGCCACGGAGCAGAGGCCCCGCCTGACAGGGAAGCAGCGGGCCTTTGTCAATTTTTGGTTTGGGCAGGCCAACTTCAACGGGACTGAGGCGGCTCGCCTGGCTGGCTATGCGGGCAACGACAACGCCCTGGCCGTCCGTGCATCCGAGACATTAAGAAACCGTAAGGTTCAAGCCGAGATCGAGCGCCGTTGGGCCGCCCATGGCTTGGCCGCCAATGAGGTGCTATCTCGCCTCGCTGCCCAAGCCCGCGCCAGTATCGGGGATTTTCTCAAGAGAGCTGACGGGAACAAAGAGGGCGAAGAGAGCGACGGGGGCGGGTGGTATCTCGATTTGGAAGAGGTGCAAAGAAAAGGGCACCTTGTCAAATCGATCCAATGGACAAAGTTCGGCCCCAAGCTAGATATGTATGATGCACAGGGGGCCTTGCAACTGATTGGCAAGCACCTAGGATTATTTGCGGAGAGAGTAGAGCACACCGGGAAAGATGGAGGCCCAATTGAGACACGCCGGGTAGTGCCGGATTTAGGCGATTTGACCGATGACGAATTGCGAGATCTCGTCCGACTTGTGGACCGACTTGAAGGAAAAGGCGGCGGAGGCTAGATGCAAGCTGGCCCGGAAGTACCTGATAGACTTCACTACCTACACCTTCCGCCAGTATCAAGCCGACGCTGCCCATAGACTCCTGGCCCGTACCCTGGAACGAGTGATCGCAGGGGACTTGCAAAGGCTTATGATTTTTGCTCCGCCTCAACATGGCAAGCTGATAGCACACGAGACGCCCGTCTTGACGCCGGGCGGCTGGCGCCTGCATGGCGATCTGCGCCCCGGTGATCGTGTGTTTGGGGACAAGGGGCAGCCCGTGACCGTCCTGGCGGTCTCTGCTGAGGGAGAGGCAAATCGAGAGATTGAGTTCACGGACGGCGCAAGCATCCAGTGTCACGCTGCCCACGAGTGGGTAGTATTTGACCGGGCAGGGCACCGACCCTCAGAAGTGACCATGGAGACGGATACCATGGCCTCGCTGGGAGTATGGATAGGGGAGCAAGGCAAGCGGGGCGGGCGTGGGCGCTTCCAGGTGGACGCCAATGTCTGTGTTCACTTCGAGGAGGCCGACCTGCCCCTGCACCCGTACATTCTGGGGGCCTGGCTGGGGGACGGCACCGCTACCAAAAACTGCATAACCCATCACCCTGACGATCAACCCATCGTTGACAAAATCGAGCGCCTGGGCATGGAGCGGACATCTATTTGCACTCATCCCACAACAGGGATCTTGAGTAGCTATTTTCGCAAGTTGTACGGGGTGCTCATGGCCATGGGCTTGATGGGCCATAAGCGCATCCCCGAAACATACCTTTGCAGCTCGATTGACCAGCGTCTGGAGTTGCTGGCCGGGCTGCTGGATACGGACGGGTATGTCTACCCAAACAACGGACGGGTCACATTCAGCACGACCGATCCCGAGTTGGTCGAGGGCGTGTCAAGACTCGTGGTAAGCCTTGGCTGGCGCGTGACCGTGAGTGAGGCAGCCCCGTTTGTGTCTACATCGGGCATAGAGGGCAAGCGGGCGGTATATCAGGTGACATTCAATCCGACCATACCGATCCCTGTGGCCCTGGAGCGCAAACAGGGCGGGCGGATCAACCCTACACGCAGGCGGCGGGCGATTCGCCAGATTCGAGAGATTGAGCCCGTGCCGGGCCGGTGCATCCAGGTTGAGGGCGAGATTTATCTCGTGGGTCCAACGCTTATCCCGACTCATAACTCGGAGCTCGTCTCCGTCCGCCTGCCGGCCTTCTGGATGGCCCACCGGCCCGACGATCCGATCATCCTGACCAGCTACGCCGCCAGCCTGGCCTACTCGAAAAGCAGGCAGGCCCGCAACCTGGTGGAATCGGACGAATGCCGGGAGTTGTTCCCGGGCGTCAAGACAAACCCGGGCAGCCGGGCGGTCGACCATTGGGAGTTGGCCCCGCCTCACCGCGGCGGGATGCTGGCCGCGGGCGTGGGCGGCCCCATCACCGGGCACGGGGCGGCCCTGGGGATCATCGACGATCCCTTCGAGAACTGGGCACAAGCCTACTCGGAGACCGTCCGGGCCCACGTCTGGGATTGGTACAGAACGACCTTTCGGACGCGCATCTGGGAGGGCGGGGCCATTGTCATTATCATGACTCGCTGGCACGAGGACGATCTCTGCGGCCGGCTGCTCCTCGACCAGGGCGAGAGTTGGGAGGTCCTGCGCCTGCCGGCCCTGGGGGAGACCCAGGAGGACCGCGACCGGCGAAACCGGCGCCTGGGCATCAAGCCCGGGCAGCCCGACCCCCTGGGCCGCAAGCCCGGCGAGCCGCTTTGCCCGTCCCGCTACAGCGCGGAGGCCCTGGGGGAGTTGCGGCGGGACGTGGGCTCCCTGGCCTGGGAGGGGCAATACATGGGCAGCCCGACCCTGCCCGAGGGCAACCGCATCAAGCGGGCCTGGCTGCCCATCGTGGACGCCGCCCCGGCCAAGGCGGCCCGGGTGCGCTACTGGGACCTGGCGGGCAGCGAGTCGGACGCCGCCAAACGCACCGCCGGGATCCGCATGGCCGGCCCGGTGGATGGGGTCTATTACGTGGAGCACGCCATCACCGGCAAGTGGACCACGGGCGCCAGGAACAAGGTGATCCGCCAGGTGGCCGAGACCGACGGCAAGGCGGTCAAGATCCGCATCGAGCAGGAGCCGGGCAGCTCGGGGCTGGACACCGCCCGCGACCTGGTCAAGCTCCTGGCGGGCTTTGCCATCCGGCCCGACCGGGTGACGGGCGACAAGGACGTGCGGCTGGAGCCCTTCGCCGCTCAGGCCGAGGGCGGCAACGTCAAACTCGTCCGGGGCGACTGGAACGGGGATTACATCGAGGAGTTGTGCGCCGTGCCCACCGGCCGCTACCGCGACCAGGCCGACGCCACGGCGGGCGCGTTCAACGAGTTGAGCCGCACCGGCTGGGTGCGGGGCGCGTCGGGATAGGAGGAGACTGATGGACCAGGAAACCAGGCAGGCCCTGGAGGCGGCCGAGGGGGCCGTCGAGCGGGCCCAGGAGAAACTATACTCGAAACAACCCCGCTTCGCCGGGGATCCCGGGCGGTTCTTCGGCGCCGTCTATCGCTGGGTCAAAGCGGCCGAGATCGAGGCCCCGCCCTACAAGGCCGACTCCCGCACCCGGGACGCCTGGCTCCGCCGTTTCTGGCACCAGGAGCCCCACCTGGCCGGCGTGCTGAATTCGGTTGTCGGCCTGGACAAAAACCGGGGGTGGGCCCTGACGGGCGGCCGGAACCAGGTGTACCGCTACACCAAAATCCTGCACGCCTACGAACGGGGCAAGGGCTGGCGGTACGGCCTGGGGCAGACGGCCCTGTCGTTCTACGCCGCCGACGCCGGCGGCATCGTCGAGTTGGGCCGCGAGGGGCGGGGCGGCCCGCTCCGGGCCCTGTACCACGTCGACCCCGCCCGCTGCCGGCTGACGGCCGACGGCCTGGAGTTTCGCCCGCCCACGGGCAAAACCCAGGAGTGGGCCGACGGCGAGGACTTTTTCCGGTGCGCCCCCCTGCCGTCCACTGACGAGACCATGAACGGCCTGGGCTTCTGCGCCGTGTCCCGGTGCCTGGAGATCGCCAAGCTCCTCCTGGCCATGATGTGGCACGACCAGGAGCAGATGGGCGCCCGGGCGCCGCGGGGGCTGCTGCTCCTCAAGGGCATCTCGGAAAAGCAGTGGGACGACGCCATGGCCGCCCGCGACGAGGCTCTGACGAGCATGGAGCGGGTCTACTATGGCGGCGTAGCCGTGCTGGCCAGTGAGGGCCTGGACCAGATCGAGGCCCAACTCGTGGCCCTGTCGCAGCTGCCGGCCAACTTTGACCAGAAGACCTTTACCGACCTGATGATGTTCGCCTATGCCCTGTGCTTCGGCTACGACCCCTCCGAGTTCTGGCCCGTCCAGTTCGGGGCCCTGGGGCGGGGCAACGAGGCCGAGACCCAGAGCCGCAAGGCGTCCTCAAAGGGCGGGTTGGACTTTACCCTGTCCTTCCAGGAGCAACTGCAATCCGACGCCGTGCTGCCCGAGACCCTGCAATTTGAGTTTGACTCCCGGGACCTGGCCGGCGACCTCCAGGAGGCCGAGGTGGCGGCCGCCTGGGCCGGGGTGGCGGCGGCGCTGCCCCTGCCCGACGAGCTCCGCCTGCAGTTCCTGGTGGACCATGGCGTCATCCCGCCGGAGTGGACCGAGGCGATCGAGGACATCCAGGCCGAGGACACCGAATCCCCCGACGAGGCCCAGGAGTCGCAGGAGGCTGCCCAGCAGGCCAAGCAGGCGGGCAAGGCCCAGCAGGAGGACGAGGAGGCCCTGGAGAGCGAGCGGGTGCGCCGGGCCATGGCCGAGTTTCCCGGGGAGGACATCGTCCGGCACCACTGGACGCCGGCCCGCCCCCAGGGCGTGACGCGCTGCCTGTGGCGGCCGGGGACCCGGCGGCGGTGGCAGGTAGCCCGGGCCGTGGCCCGCCAGGAGGAGCCGGGGGCGGTGCTGTACGCCGACCCCGACGGGGACTTTACCATCACCGAGGCCGACGTCGACCGGGCCATCGCCGAGGGCCGCAGGCGGCTGGGGGCGGAGTATGGCGAGCTCCTCGAGGGGGAGCCGCTGACGGCCGGGGAACCGGCCGAGACAGAAGGGGAGGCAACGACCGAATGAGCGAGCAGACAGAACGCGAGCAGCCGGCCCAGGAGCCGGGCGGGGATGGAGTCCAGGGGCAGCCCGGCCCCACCCGCGAGCAGATCTTTGCCGTGATCGCCGGGGTGCCCCTGCCCGACGGGAGCGGGATGCAATTCCAGCTTCGCCTGGGCCCCGGGGTGGCCGGCCCGCTGGACTTTTGCCTCATGGTCGCCCAGATGGCCCTGGGGAACGCGGCCAAGATGCGCCAACAGGAGCAGGCGGCCGAGAGCCCGATCCAGGTGCCCCGCATCGCCCTGCCGCCCTCGTTCGATCCGCGGGGCGGGGCGCCGGGCCCCACCCGCCCCGGCGCTGTCCCTCGTTCCCGGGGCAAGGGGCGGGGCCGATGAGCGAGCAGGAGACCCAGGCCGGCGCGTGGGCCCTGGACCCACGCGTGGGTCCAGGGTGGGCAGAGGCGGAGCGGCAACGCATCCTGCGGACCGGGGCCGCCATCCGGGCCGAGATCGGGGCCGCCCACGGGGAGGCCATCGACGCCATTGGCGCCCGGCACAGGGCCGCCATAGAGGATGCCCTGGCGGCATTGCGGGCACAGCTCGACAGGCTGCGCGTCGAGCACCACAAGGACCTGGAGCGGCAAGGCGCGGTCCTGACGCAGGCCCTGGCCGGGGCCCAGCAGGACCTGGCCCGTATCTTCTTTGTAGAGGCCGGGGAGGAGCCGCCGGACCTGGACGGGTTGCTGGCCGGCCTGGCGCGGGGCCGGGCTGCCTACGAACGGGCAGAGGAGGGGGTCTAGGATGACCGGGGCACGCGCTCCTGAGACCGGCCGCCGGGTGCTCGTCCTGGCGCCGCACACAGACGACGGGGAGTTGGGGGCCGGGGCGACGGTCGCCCGCCTCGTTGAGGAGGGGGGCCGCGTCTGTATCCTGGCCTTCTCGACGGGCCACCCCAGCCGGGGGTCGACGCACGAGGAGGCCCTGGCGGCGGCGGCGGCGCTGGGCGTCGCCGAGCCCGGGGGGCGCGTCCACTTCTGCAACCTGGAGGCCCGCCGCTTTCCCGAGCGGCGCCAGGAGATCCTGGAGGCCATGATCTGGGCAAGGGGGGCCTGGGAGCCCGACCTGGTATTCTGCCCGTCCAGCTTCGACCGCCACCAGGACCACCAGGCCGTCCACGCCGAGGCGATCCGGGCATTCCCCCGGGTAACGCTCCTGGGCTATGAGCTGCCCTGGGGCTGCCGGGGCTTCCACGCCACCTGCCTGTGGCCCGTCGAGCGGGGCCACGTCGAGGCGAAACTCCGGGCGCTGGCCTGCTACCAGAGCCAGGCACGGTATGCCTACGTACAGCCCGCGGCGATCTGGGGGCTGGCAACCGTGCGCGGCCTGGGCCTGGGGCTGGATGGCCAGGGCTACGCGGAAGGGTACGAGGTGCTGCAATGGGTGAGCAAGTAAGAGTCGGCCTTATCGGCTGCGGGGCCTGGGGGAAAAACATCCTCCGCAACCTGCTAACCCTGCCCGGGGTGGATCTGGCCTGGGTGTGCGATCCCAACCCGGACGGCAACGAGAGGGCGGCCGCCATGCTCCAGGCGGCGGCCGCCGATACCACGGTGTATATGTCCCCGCCGCCCCTGTGCGGGGTGGACGCCGTGTGCATCGCTACCCCGCCCGCGACCCACTACGACCTGGCCCTGGCGGCGGTGCGGGCCGGGGCCCACGTCTTTGTCGAGAAGCCGCTGACCCTGCACATGGACGCCGGGGAGCACCTGGCCTGGGAGGCCCAGGCGGCCGGGCGGGTGCTGATGACCGGCCACCTCCTGCGCTACCATCCGGCGTTCGTCAAGCTGCTGGCCATGGTCGACGCCGGGGAGTTGGGCCGGCTGGAGTACGTCTACTCCAACCGCCTGAACCTGGGGCGGGTGCGGCCCCGGGAGTCGGTCCTGTGGTCGTTCGCCCCGCACGACGTGTCGATGATCCTGGCGCTGGCCGGGGACCGGCTGCCCGCCCGCGTCCAGGCCCAGGGCGCCGCCTACCTGCAGGCCGGGGTGCCGGACGTGACCACGACGCTCATGGACTGGGGGCCCGACGATCTCCGGGCGCACATCTTTGTAAGCTGGCTCAACCCGCTCAAGGAGCAGCGCCTGGTCGTCGTCGGGGAGCGGGGCATGGTCGAGTTTCGGGACGATGGCCTGGCCCCCCGGCTCATCCACTGGCCCTACCGGGTGGAACGGGTTGGCGCCGGCCGGGATGCGCCGCGGCCCGTCGCCGGGCAGCCCGTCGCCCTGGACGTGCCCCACGAAGAGCCCCTGGCGGCGGAGCTGGCCCACTTCCTGGCCTGCTGCCGGGGGGAGGCCGAGCCCCTGACGGGGCCTGCGGAGGCGTTGCGGGTTTTGCGGGTTTTGGCCGCCGCCCAGGAGTCCCTGGAGGTGGGCTGCCCGGTGCGCCTCGGCGGGGAGCCCTGGCCAGCGCGGGGCCCGGCGCCCGACGCGCCCCGCGGCCAGGACGAGGAGGGCCCGGGGGCCGGCTGGTGGGCCCATCCCCTGGCCGACGTCGAGGCGGGGGCGGAGATCGGGGCCGGGACAAAAATCTGGCGCTGGACGCACGTCCAGGCCGGCGCCCGCATCGGCCGGGATTGCATGATCGCCCAGGGCTGCTACGTGGCCCCCGGGGCGGTTATCGGCGACGGCTGCCGCATCCAGAATGGGGTAAGCATCTTCCAGGGGGTGATCCTGGAGGCGGGGGTCTTTGTCGGCCCCCACGCCGTCTTTACCAACGTCCGCCGGCCGAAAGCGGGCGAGCGCGGCGACTTCGAGGAGACCCGCATCTGCACAGGGGCGGCCATCGGGGCCAATGCCACGGTACGCTGTGGTGTGACCATCGGTCAGGGGGCCATGGTGGGCGCCGGGGCCGTCGTGACCCGCGACGTGCCGCCGTGGGCCACCGTCGTGGGCAATCCGGCCCGCATCTGGGACATACAGGAGGAATAGCATGGCCAAGGACAAGGAATACCAACTGACATCTACCGAACTCGCCCAGCGGGTGACAACCCCGCTGCGCGGCGCCGCCGGCCTGAGCATCATCGGGCCCGACGGCAAGCCCTGGACGCTGGCGGAGCTATCCGCCTGGTGGGGGGCCGAGATCGAGGTCGTCGAGCCGGAGCCCCACGCCCAGGCGGCCTACATGGTCCGCGCCCACGAGTTGCGCGTGGCCGACGGCCCGGCGACGCAGATCGTCCGGGTCATCGACCAACACGGCAACCCCATCGATCGGGCGGCCGTCTGTCGCTGGTGGACCGACGCGCCCCACCTGCCCGCGCTGCCCGCCGGCTGCTATGCGTCCTACCTCCGGCCCCAGGCCGTGGTGGGCGAGACCAACGCCGGCGGCGACGTGGGCTTCGGCATGGGCAAGGGCGATATGCCCGGCAGCTCGGGCGTCTGGGTGGCCAACTGCCAGGCGCCGAGCGGGGGCGTGTTCGGCCTGGGGTGGAAGCCGTTCACCAACCACGCCGCCGTGGTCGTCACCTTCCAGGTCCTGCCCGTCGGCGGCGGGCCGGTCGTGCCCCCGCCCGAGCCGGTCGATACCGATCTGGAGGAGATCCGCCGCCGGGCCGAGACCGCCGTCCAGGTGCTGACCCTGGCCGAGGGGCTGGGCGGGGAGACGCGGGACGCGATCCAGGTCGCCCGCGCCCGCCTGGATGCCGCGGAGCAGCGGCTGGTCAACGCCCTGACCGGCGTCAAGTCGGCCCTGGAACTGGCCCAGGAGATCCAGATCCTGGCCGAGCCGGGGGAGGGGTAGGCCGTGGACGACATCCTGCCCGGAACCCCCATCCCGCCCCTGGACCTGGCGGCGCAATACCGCCAGTGCCGGGAGGCCGTCGACGCCGCCGCCCTGCGGGTGCTCGCCTCGGGGCGGTACGTCCTGGGCGACGAGGTCAAGGCCCTGGAGGCGGAGGTGGCCCACATCTGCGGCACGGCCGATGCCCTGGGGGTCGCCTCGGGCACCGACGCCCTGCTGCTGGCGCTGCTGGCGGCGGGCGTTGGGCCGGGGGACGAGGTCATCACCTCCGCCTTTTCCTTTATCGCCACGGCGGCGGCCATCTCGCGCACGGGCGCCCGGCCGGTCTTTGCCGACATCGAGCCCGAGACGTTCAACCTGGACCCGGCGGCCGTCGAGGCGGCGGTCACGCCCCGGACGCGGGCCATCGTGCCCGTCCACGTCTTCGGGCAAATGGCGGACGTGTCCTGGCTGGGCGACGTGGCCCGCGATCACGGCCTGCTCATCGTCGAGGATGCCTGCCAGGCCCTGGGGGCCACCTGGGGCGGGCGGGCGCCGGGGGCCACGAGCGCGGCGGCCTGTTTCTCGTTCTACCCCACCAAGAACCTGGGTGCGGCGGGGGACGGGGGGATGGTCGTCACCAACGACCCGGACCTGGCCGACCGGGTGGACGTCCTCCGCCGCCAGGGCTGCCGGCAAAAGTACCACGCCGAGGCCCTGGGGTTCAATAGCCGGCTGGACGAGCTGCAGGCGGCCATCTTGCGGGCCAAGCTGCCCTGGCTGGCCGACTGGACCCTGCGGCGGCGGTGGCTGGCGGCCATCTACCGCCGGGGGCTCTCGGGCCTGCGGGCGGTCGAGGCCCCGGCGGAGACCCTCGGGGCCGTCCACGTCTACCACCAATTCACCGTCCGGGTCACCGGGGAGGGCCGGCGCGACGGGCTCCTGGCCCACCTCCAGGCCCAGGGCATCGGGGCGGGGGTCTACTACCCGGAGCCCATCCACCGGCAGGCGCTGTACTCCCGAGAGTACGCCGGCGTCCACCTGCCCGAGACGGAGCGGGCCTGCCGGGAGGTGCTGTCCCTGCCCATGTATCCCGAGCTGGCCGAGCGCCAGGTGCGGGCCGTGTGCCGCGAGGTGCGGGCGTACCTGGAGGGGGCGGGCGATGGGTGAGGAACTAGACCCGATCATGGCAGCCTTCCTAAAGTCTATGCAGAGGTCGAGCGACTATATCCTGGGCAGCCTGGGGATCAGGGTAGACCTGGGAGAGATTTCAGAGTACAAGCGTTATGCCCGGCTGCGCGACCGCCTGGGGCGCATGACTCGCTTTCGGCGCTGGTTATCCTGGCAGCTGCGGGATGAACTCCTTTACAGGGAAGCGATGGCCCATCAAGCGGTCTTTCATGCAATCCTGGAGAAGGGGCAGGAGGTACTCCATGCCTGACAAGTTAACCGTCGTCGTCACCGCCGCCGGCTGCCCGGGCGGCCCGTCCGTAGTGCGGGCCCTGCGAGAGGGCTTCCGCGTGGTCGCCACCGACCGCGACCCGGAAGCCTCGGGCCGGTTCTTTGCCGACGCCTTCCACGTCGTGCCCGGGGGCAACGAGCCCGGGTTCGTGGAGGCCCTCTTGGACGTGTGCGCCCGGGAGGGGGCTGCGGCCCTGGTGCCGGAGTCCAGCGGCGAGGTGCTGGCTGTGGGGGAGCGGCGGGCGGACTTTGAGGCCCAGGGCGTCAAGGCGCTGGTGAGCGAGCCCGGGGCCGTGGCCGTGGCACTGGACAAGGCCAGGACCTACCAGGCCCTGGAGGGGGCGGGAGTGCCCCTGCCCCGGTGGAAACTCGTCGGGTCGGAGTACCCGCCGCGCTCTGATGACCTTTACCGCATCATGGAGGCCGCCCACGGGTTGGGTTTCCCCCGCGAGCCCGTGGTCCTGAAACGCCCGACGGGCAAGGGCGGGCGGGGCTTCTGGATTGTAGAGCCCTGGGGTTACTCCGGGCCGCGCATAGGCCAGGACTTGCGGACCTGGCCCAACGCCCAGCGGGTGAGAATGGACGAGGTGGCCGCCTGGGCCAACTATCGCCTGAGCCGGGACCAGGGCCTGGGGCGCTGGCTGGTCATGGAGTACCTGGAAAACGACCCCGCCCGCCCCGACACGGCCGACCTGTATGGGACGGCCTTTGGCTACACCAAGATCCGGGGGGACTGCCGGAACGGCGTCCACTTCCGGCACGAGGCCCGCTTCGATCCCGAGCTCTTGGGCATGGCCCGCCGGGCCGTGGAGCGCCTCGGCCTGGAGCACTTTGTCAACGTCCAATTCATGGGCGGCAAGCTCCTGGAGGTCAACCCCAGGATTAGCACCCAGATCCTGGCCCCGGGCTACAACATGCCCCTGGCGGGGGTACAGCTCGCCCTGGGGCTGGTGGACCAGGTGACGGCCACCCTGCCCGACGGGACGCGGGCGGGGTACTATCTCGACCTGCGGAGCTACACGCCGGCCGGCCCAGTTGCGGGCGGTTGCGGCGGGTGCGGTTGTGGCGGCGGCGCGGCGTGCGACCGCCGGCATTGTGCCCCCGGCCCGGGCGGGGCGGGGGCCTGAAAGGAAGGGCAAACGATGGACGAGAGCGAGATGGACTTTGTCAAGGACGTGCGCCGGGCGCTGCGGGCCGACGAACCGCCCGCCCTGGACCTGCCCCTGGGGGAGGAGTACCCCGGCTGCGTGGTGGCCCCCGACTTCCGGCACGGGGCCAACTTCAAAATCGGGCGCTTCTGCGTTATCGAGGAGGGCTGTATCGTCGGGGATGACGTGACCATGGGGCATTACGTCCTGCTCAAAAAGGGAACCGTGATCGGGGATCGGGTCTTTGTCGATTCCTACGTAAAGAGCAGCGGCCAGAACCGGATCGGGGACGACGTCACGCTCCGGTTTAACGCCACGATCGCCCGCGAGGTGACCGTCGAGGACGGGGCCTTTATCAGCCCCAACGTCATGACCGTCTACTCGACCCACCAGGGCGAGAAGCGGGGCGGGACGGTGATCGGCGCCGGCTGCCACGTCGGCACCAACGCCGTGCTGGGGCCCAACGTCCACCTGGCGCCGGGCACCGTGATCGGGGCGCTGGCCTACGTGAACAGGAATATCGACGAGCCGGGCATCTACGGCGGCATCCCCGCCCGCCTGCTCAAACCCGGCCTGCACGCCGCCACGCCCGAGGCCAGGGCGACCTACATCCAGGACTACAAGAAATGAGCGAGCCGGTGGCCTGTGTCCTCGAGGCCCGCGCCGTCTTGCGCTGGGCCCTGCAGCAATACCCCGAGCCGGGCCGCGTGGCCATGACCTCGGCCTTCGGCCTGTCGGGCTGTGCCCTGATCCACCTGGTCTACGGGGAGCTGGGCTGGGAGGTGCCGGTCCTGTTCGTGAACACCGGGCACCTGTTCCCCGAGACCCTGGAGACGCGGGACCGGCTCCGGGAGCGGTACGGGCTGGACCTGGTCGAAATCGAGGCCAGGGGAAAGATGCCCCCGCCCGGCCATGCCCAGTGCTGCCAGAAACGCAAGGTCGAGCCCATGCGGGCGCTCCTGGAAAAGGTGGCCCCCGCGGCGCTCCTGTCGGCCCGGGGGCGATTCCAGGCCGTCACCCGCCTTGACCTGCAACTCGTCGAGTGGGAGCGGCGGCCCCTGCGCGTCAACCCCCTGGCCAACTGGGCCCAGGGGGACGTCGAGGCTTACGTCCGGGACAACGGCGTGCCCTACAACCCCCTGTACGACGAGGGGTATTTTTCCATCGGCTGCCGGCCCTGCACGCGGGCGGTCAAGGCCGGCGAGGACGTGCGGGCCGGGCGCTGGGACGGCCTGGGCAGGGTCGAGTGCGGGCTGTGGACGTGAGCCATGCTCGCGCATGAGTGGGTCAAGGTCCACCCCGGGCTGGAGGGCACCTGGGACGTGGTCCTGCGGCTGGGGCCGGGTGACGGCCTGCTCCTGGCCGGGGGCCTGGCGGAGCGGGCCTGGGCCGTGGCGTTTGCCGAGAAGGTGCGCGGGGCGCTCCGGGCGTACGCCGGGGACGCCATCCGCGCCGGGGAGAGCGAGCCCGCCCGGCTCACGGACAACCTGTACCTGGCGGCCGGGCGGCGGGCCTTTCGGCCGAACAATGCCCGCCTGCGGGCCATGGCCGGCCTGTGCGCCGGGCCCCGGGTGCTGGACGTGGGCTGCGGGGCGGGGGATCTGCTCCTGATGCTCCGCGAGGGGGACCGGCACCTCCACCTGGCCGGCACGGAGATCAGCCGGGTCGCGGCGGGCATGGCGCTGGGCCGGGTGCGGGCGGTCCACGTCCACCTGACCGACGGCATCCCGCCCGGGCCGTGGAACACGATCGTCATGGGCCAGCTCCTGGAGCACCTGGCCGACGACGAGGCCATGGTCGACGCGGCGGCGGGGGAGCTGGTCCCCGGCGGCCGGCTGGTGGTCTCCGTGCCCAACGGCCCGGCCGTCCAGAGCCCGGACCACGTCCGGGAGTACACGCCCCGGACGCTGCGGGCCCTGTTGCGGCGCGTGGGCCGGGTGCGGCCCCGGCACTGGGGCGGGGAGGAAACCAGGCTCATCATGTGGGCGGAGAAGGACGGGCGGGCCGAGGGGGGATGATGCGGGCAAAGCGCACGGGTGCGGAATGGGAGGAGGTTTGCCGGGCGGGCGTCTGGACCGGCTATCAGCCCGGCGGCAAGGCGGGCCGCCGCTACCTGTACCGGCGGGGGGTCGCCATCGTGCGCGACAGGCTCAAGCCGTGGGCGATCTGGCGGCCGGGCGACGCGGTGCTGGACCTGGGTTGCGGCAACGGGCAGGTGGCCATGGGCCTGCTGGACGAGGGCCTGGGGGGCTATTGGGGCCTCGACGTGTGCGCCGGGGCCATCGCGTTCTGCCGGGCGGCCTTTGCGCCGTGGCCCGAGTTCCGGTTCCGCCACCTGGACGTGCGGAATGCCCGTTATGCGCCGCAGGGTGCGATGGAGCCGGCGGCGATGCGCCTGCCCTTCGAGGCGGGCACCTTCGACGCGGCGCTGTGCAAGAGTTTGTTCAGCCACCTGGAGACCGAGGCCGTGGCCCGGCGATATGTCGGCGAGCTGGCGCGGGTGATCCGGCCGGGGGGCAGGCTCTACTCGACGTGGTTTGTATCACCGCCGAACGAGGTGACGGCGAGCCCGGCCCGCACGGTCTACCGCCGGGCGTTCGTGGAGGAGTTGCTCGCCGGGGCCGGCTTTCGCGCGATCGCCTCCGGGGGCGGGTACACCACGGGCAAGAACGACCAGTGGGCATTATTGGCAGAGAGGGCAGGGGCGGCGGAGCCTGGAGGGGAACGTGGGCTGGAAGTGGAACCAGACAGCGCATAGATACTACAACACCGACACGGGCCGGTTTCTGACCCACGCGCGGGCCCTGGAGTTCATCGAGCAGGGCCTGGCGGCCTCGGGCTCCGTGGTGGACAACCTGGCGGCCTACGTGGCCGACGGGCTGCTGGCGCCGGGGGACTGGTATACCCTCATGGCCCGGGAGGTCAAAGGCGAGTACATCCGCCAGTACCTGGCGGGGATCGGCGGCCGGGCGCAGATGACCCAGGCAGACTGGGGCTCTATCGGCGGGATGCTCAAGGAGCAATACGGGCACCTCCAGGGCTTCATGGAGGAGATCGCCCAGGGCAAGCTGTCCGAGGCCCAGATCCGGGCGCGGGCCCGGATGTATACCAACTCCGCCCGTGAGGCTTACGAGCGGGCACACGCCAAGGTGGCCGGGCAGGCGGGCAACGACCAGGAGATTTGGGTCCTGTCGGCCGCCGAGCATTGCGAGGACTGCCTGGCCTTCGCCGCGGAGAACTGGCAACCCCTGGGCCATTTCCCCATGCCGGGGGCGGGCCATACGAAATGCCTGACCAACTGCGGGTGTCACCTCGAGTACCGCAAATCAGAGACTGGCGAGGTCTGGGGGGAGGAGGTGGCCTAGATGCCTGCCGCCATGGCCGATGGTTCGGGTCCCGGGGAGCCGCCCCGCCCCCAGCCCCAGGAGACCCGCCGCACCTACCGCCCGACGGTCACGCCCGCGGGCGAGGTGCTGGTCGCCGGCTGCTCCCTGGGCACCGTGGAACGCGGCCCCGACGGGCAGCCGGTCCTGGTGCTGCGCGACCGCTGCCGGCCCCGCTCCCAGGCCCGCGGCACCGACCGGCCGGCGGTCTGCATCGAGGACCTGGCGGCGGCGGTGCGGGGGGCCGTGGGGGACAAGGGCGAGGGGTAGGGACTTGTCATCATTTGCCGAAACTTGGTTCCCAATCTGGCCCGCCGTAGCGTTTGCGATCCCGCAGGGCACCGTCACGAACCCTATCCAAAGCTTCGGTTATTGAGTCAACATTGCCAAACGAGACCGAGAAGATCGCGTCGTCTTCACAGTCATAATCGTTCTCGCCCTTGCCTGGTACGGGGATTGGCACTGGTAGGTCAACCGTGGTTGTGTTCTGCACGCGCCGAAACCAACGCGAACGCTTGTACACCGACCTCTTGACTTTGTAAGTCGCCCGATAGATGTTCTCTGGCATCATTACATCGCCGGTTCCCTCGTCAACCGTCTCGATGCTAATTCGCTTCTCTCTGCCAAGCAGCAGGTCAGGTAGGTTAATGTTGAATTCCCACCACCACGGATCATTGCGGCTTGACTCGTTTGGGTTCTCCCACAAGCTGAACCAGAGCGTGGCATTGAAAATGCGTACGCCGATTTGCCGCTCAACCGGCATCCTGAACCAACGCCCGTCACGACTGGATTGAACCATCTTCCCCGGCATCCACCTGTCGAACCAGGGAAAGTCAAAGGTCAACCAGTGGGTAAATAGGTGCCACAGGCCAAGGCTAAACGTAAGCTCTCGCCCGGTATCGCCTCCAGCAAGTTTAACCGTTGCCCTAGTAAACCGGGCCTCTTTGCCGTGTGCCCACTCCAGGCGAATGGTCCAGTGTTCACCGTGTAGCCATGCCCGACCATGCCAGAACATGGCCCGCTTAGGCTTGTCGCCCCAGGAGTCGGTCAAGTTTTGCGAGCTGATCCAAACCGTATCAGTAATGTGTTTCATCCCCAATCCCTTTCAGCAATCCGTTGCTTTCGTCTATTCCATCGCCCGGATGTCAGCGCCGCACGACCACGCCTCAGCGGCCTTGGCGTCGTGGAGGGCCACCGGATAGGACGCCGGTTTCGTCGCCACCTCTTCCCACATTGCGGCTCGCTTCTCGCAAACCAGGGCGCACCGCTCGCGCACAGCTACCGTTGCCTGCTCCAACTTGGCCTCTGCCGCTTCGGCGCGGGCAAGAGCGGTAGTATAGGCTGCAATGATTTGCGCCATCTCAGCCTCGACTTGAGCGAGAGCCTCACGTGCCCGGGGCTCTGATTCCGCGTAGCGTTCGGACAGGTAGAGCAGAGTCGGCACGGTTCTGTTGGCGAGATTGTTGAGATGCTCCGTGAACTCCTGAACTGTAGTCATGTTATCCCCCTGCCTCCAACTGCTCCCGCAGCCGCTCGACCTCAGCCTCTGCCGCGCCAATTTCGCAATCGTTGGCGTGCGTCTCAGGGTCGCCACACACCGGGCAGATGCATTTCTCGCGCCGCTCGTTGAGACGCTGGTCTAACATCTGGTCGATGTTGTCCGACTGCCCGTCGGGGTCGCCGTGAGCCAGCGCGTGCAACTCGTCAACCTCTGCGACCGACAGGTAAAAAACCGGGGCGCGGTCGGTGGTCCCGTATGTGATTCGGACCCAGTCGTCGTCCAGTGTCGCAGATAAGAACTTTGCCATTTCTGAAACTCCCTTCTTGGAAATCGTTGCTTTACCGCTACTTGGCGGTGTCTGGTGCAAGCCGCTTGGCATTCTCCAGAAACAACATGATGTCGTTCAGATGGCCGATGTAACCCATTTGCTTGCCCCTCGGCAATGCCTGGAACATTTCCTCAACTGCTTCAATCGTGCGCTGTGCTTCCGCTTTGGTGAACTCTCCCTGTGCCATTTCAAATCCTTTCCGCCGCTCGGATTGCGGCTTTCCGTTGTTAGACCTGCCCCATTATACCGCATCTTTGGACAATTGTCAATAGCAAACTTGCCAACCGTGGACAATTGGCAACCGGGCGGCCGGTTTCTCGACTCGCCCGACAAAACCTGTTAGGAAAAGTTGAAAAGTGAACCGTTCGCGACGCGTTTAAAGTTCAAAGGTGAACTCGAAATTCGCCCAGCGGGAGGGCCACAGAGTGCACCATCTTGCCCTTCCACCAGATGCGGACCTCCATAACCTGCTTGGCCGTATCAGGCACGAGATGGACTTGGACTTCCTCGTAGAGGTCCACCTTCGGAACTTCGATGGTGTGATTGAATAGCGAGATCCGTCGATACCCGTTGACGGTTCTGGACTCGCGCAGGCAAAAGACATCCTTGGGTGACGTGTAGGGCTTGGGCAAGGAGAACGGGCGGAAGAGGGTGTTGCCTTCTTTCCTGGCCCTATTGAAGCGGACACTGGGGATCTCTTTGGTGGTGGAGTGGACCTGGTGGTGGTTGTAGCGGGTTACCTCTTCCTTGAGCACAGCCCGAACCTCCTCCACGGCTGATATCTTTTCTAAAGCGCAGGTTCGAACAATGCGATCTTGCAGCCACTGGTAGGGTCTCTCGACCTTCCCCTTGGCCTGGGGAGACAGGGCATAGGTCACATCCACGCCCAAGACGCGCATCATCTTGCTCCATTGCGTTTCTACATCATCAGTTTGCAGAACGTGCTTGCGCCAGACACTGTCTCTCCCTTGAACGAAGCGGAAGACACGCAGGGAGTCTACGTAGTAGCGCAAAGGGATGCCGTAAGCCCGCACGAGGGCCTGAACGGCCTGGATATGTGCCCAGGTCGTGTCACTGGGAACAAAGTCTGCAAACAACAGCATTCGGCTGTAGTCGTCGATGGACGTGATCAGGCTCCACTTCTCTCCAGCGAAGGGAGACCATAGGTGCAGCGAGGAGTCGTGTTGAATCAGAGCGCCGATGGAAGCGGTCAGCACCTCACGGTCGTGTGCCTTTCGCTTCTTCCGTGGTTTGTAACAATCCAGGCGCTTGGCGCGGTCGATGACGGTGGTCACAGAGACCTCGATGCCCTTCTTCTTGAGACGGTCGCGTAGGGCTGAGTAGTTGTAGCCGGAGATCGGCAAGCGTTTGTCCTCGACGATCTCCTTCTCGCGCAGCAACTCCCGCTCGATCTGCGCCTCAGCGGCGACCGACAATCTATCGGGTGTATGCCTTTCGTAGCCGACGGAGAAAGCTTCAGGGTCTTGCCGGTACTCTTTGAGCAGGGCAAAGAAGCGAGTCTTGCCAATGTCCAGCATCTCCTGAATCTCGGCTCTTTCCAGTAGGCCCTGGCAGTATCCCTTGAGCAGCACCTTGACCTGGTCATCTGTGAACCGCTTGTGCAGCTGTGTCATTTCGTCCCTCCTCATCTCGAGATCGACCTGCTGGGACTCTACCACAATCGGTTCACTTTTCAACTGGAAAGAGTTCACTTTTCAGCCTTAAATGGTTCACCTTTCAACTTTCAACCACACTCGCCCGACAAAACCTTGACAAACGCCGGGCGGTATGATATAATGCCGGGGACGGTTGTCCACGTCGCGTTCGTGCGTTCGGGACAACTGTAACAGCATAGACCATCGCTGCGCCACAGTAAGCGCCTTTCCGGCTTTGCACCCGGAAAGGCGTTTTTTTTGTGTTCGGAGGGGGCCATGCCCTGGAGTGTGACCAAGACCGGCAAATGCCCGGCCTCGAAACCCTGGGGGGTCGTGAAAGAGGGCGGGGAGCTGGAGGGCTGTCACGAGACCAAGGCCCAGGCCGAGGCCCAGCAGGCGGCCCTGTACGCATCGGAGGAACGGGGGATTATGAGCAAACTTCGAGAGTTGCGCGACCGGGTCCTGGCGCTGTTCCGCGAGGCCGGGATCGACGAGGAGCCGGGCGGGGACAGGGAGCGGGCGCTGAGCTCGGGCCAGATCCTGGAGCAGTTCTGGTACTCGCTCTCCGACTCCGAGGAACACTGGTCCGCCTGGCCCCTGGACATCTACCTGGACGGCGGCGAGACCTACGCCCTGGTGGCCGAGCGGGGCAGGCTGTACCGCGTGGGGCTGGGCGTGGGGGATGGCGGGGTGACGGCCGGGGAGTGGACCGAGGTGGAGACCGTCCACCAGCCGGTGGGCCGGACGCGGGTCTCCCGCCAGGCCGACGGGCGTTACCGCTGGCTCAACATCTCGGCCACGGCCACCCTGAACCGGGTAGCCGAGATCGACTCCCGGGCGCTCTTTGACGACTTTATCCGCCGGGCCGAGGAGTCCGGCGAGTACCCCGGGCGGGACTTTTACCACCTGGGAGAGGCGGCCCGTCTGGGCCAGTGTGACTACCTGGCGCGGGATGACGCGGTCCTGATCAGCTCGGGGCTTTTCGACGAGACGCCCCTGGCCCTGGCCGTGGCCCGCGCCATCGAGGCGGAGCCGGGGGAGTGGGGGGACTCCATCTCCTACCGGCCCGAGGCCGAGGCCGAGCTCGTGGAGGTGGCCGAGGGGGTGCGCGTCCCGGTCTACAACGCCGGGGTGCTGCGCTACATCTCGACCCTGCCCGAGAGCCGGGCGGCCAGCCTATTTACCACGGCAACCGTGGGGGAGGTAACGAGGATGCGAGCAGACATCAAGGAGGCGCTGGAGCGCCTGAAAGGTCACGGCCTGAGCGACGAGGAGATCGCGGCCATCGAGGGCGCGGTCGACGGCACAAACCGGGCCATCCAGGACGGCGGGATCATCAACCGCGAGGAGCCCCCCGACGCCGAGCCGGAAGGGGACCAGGACCCGGAGCCCGAGCAGGCCGGGGACGTGGCCCGCGAGGAGCCCGAAGCCGAGGGGGAACCCGAAGCCGAGCCCGACCCGGAACCCGAAGCCGGCCGCGAGGTCGAGCTGGACGACGAGGCCCTGGCGGCCATCGTCGAGCGCGTGCTGTCCGGCGAGGCCGTTGCCGGCCTCCAGGCGCAGGTGGCGGCCCTGACCGAGCAGGTGGACGGCCTGGCCCGGGAGTTGTCCGAGGCCCGGGCGTTGAACGTCAGGCGCTCCGCCGAGGTCGACGGGCGCCTGGTCGCGCTGGAGAAGACCGACGAGGAGAAGCGGCGCACCTGGCAGGCGGACCTGCCGCCCCGGGCCCGCGACTCCCTGCGCGTCACCTACCGGCCCCGCGAGGCCAACGCCGGCGGGGATGGCGACGGGCCGGCCAACCTGGCGGCCGTGGCCGAGCAAACGATGAGCAAATGGGGCGCCTAGTCCCCCCCAGGGCGGCACGACATAGAGGAGGCTTTACCATGAACGCGAAAACCCGCGATCTGACCGTGTCGGACCTGGCCACCACCTACGGGTGTTGTGGCCTGTATGATATGTGTTCCGACGAGGACCTGGTCAGCCTGTCGCTCCAGGGCGCCGATCAGTTCCTGGACTGGCTCGGCTGGCAGGGTACGGACGTCTGCGTCATCAAGAAAAACTTTGTGACCTGGATCCGCCCCGAGCAGGCCGGCGGCGTCTGCACCGACGGCTACACCGCGGACCCCTGCGCCGACGCCAACGGCGTGGAGTTCGGCGTGTGCGACTTCACGCTCGAGGACTTTGCCCGCATCCGGCGCCATGGCCCCGTGCGCGACGTCACCAAGAACGACCTGCGCTACTGCGACCGCCAGCCGCGCTATCGCCTGGATGGCTCGCAGATCGCCGACAACCGCGAGTTCGACATCATCGCCACGGCCGAGGTCATGCTGCAGGACGTGCGGCGCATGGTCATCACCGGCAACGGCGCGGTGGCCGGCCAGGCCGACGGCCTGGAGAACCTGGTGGTCACGGGCTACACCAACTCGGCCGGGCGGCGCTGCGCGTCGATGGACTCCTACGTCATCGACTGGAACCAGAACGGCATGGACGGCGGGGCGGGCATCACCGTCAACGGCGACCCCATCGCCGCCACCTGGGGCTTTGTCGACGCCCTGCTGGCCGTGTTCCGCCGCGTGCGGAAGCGCATCCGCCTGGCGCCCATGCTGGCCTCCCGGCTGGGGGCGGGCCTGGACATCATCCTGCTCCTGCCGTCCCACCTGACCAACTGCGTCCTGAACGCCTACACCTGCTGGAGCGTGTGCCCGGGCCGCCAGTACAACGAGGCCAACCTTAACACCTACGAGGCCCGCAACTTCCGCAACTCCCTGCTGGGCGGCCGGTTCGGCGCGGGGGCCATCTCCCTGGACGGGACCACCATCCCGCTCCTGGAGTACGACTGGGAGCTCATCAAGGGCCCGAGCTGCGGGGACATCTACCTGCTCATCGGCGGCGTGGGCAACGTCAAGGTGCTGAACGGCCAGCACCTGGACATGGCCGGCGCCCCCCGCGCCTACCCGGGGGCCGAGTACCGGGTCTCGGACGGCGGGCGGTTCCTGCACTGGACGATCACCGATCACACCTGCGTCCAGGAATACCAGGAGTTCGCGCCGCGGATCCTGTGCTGGGCGCCCTGGGCCCAAACCCGCTTTATGGACGTGTGCTGCGACTCGGTGCTCGATCCTCTGAGCCCCGATCCGTGCGAGACGTCCTTCTTCCCGGAGACGTCGTTCAGCGTCGCCGCCTGCCCCTAGTGGCGGGGCGTAGCCAGGTGGCCGGGGTGGGCCGTACCCGCCCCGGCCCCGGCGAAATCCGGGGAGACGCGGGGGCATGATCGAGAACCTGACGGTTGTGGTGCCGTTCTGGAACGGGCAGGCGACCCTGCCGCGGCTGCTGGCCAGCCTGCCGGCGGGGCTGCCCGTGATCGTCGTGGACGATCACTCCGACAAGCCGCCCCAGACAAAAAGGCCCGGCGTGCGGGTCATCCGCCCGCCACAGAAGGGCTTTTTCGCCGGGGCGGTCAACGCGGGCCTGGCGGCTTGCGGGACCGACGTCCTGGTCCTGAACCAGGACGTGTGGCTCGAGGGGGAGCAGTGGCTGGCGGCCGTGGCAAAGATGCGCCGGACCTACGCCGTCTTTGGCGACGGCGTGGAGGCCCATCCCGCGTGGCCGCGGGGCTACGTCCACGGGACATTCATGTTCATGCGCCGGGACGCCATCGCCGCAGTGGGCGGCCTCAACGAGCGGGACTATCCGCTGTGGGGCTGCACCTGCGAGTGGCAGCTCCGGGCCTGCCGGGCCGGCTTCCGGGCCCACGTCTCGCGGAAACTCTGGCGCCAGTGGTTCGGCCACGAGGGCCGGCACGACGTGGGGTCCAGGGTCAACCCTGGACCCACGCGTGGGTCCAGGGTCAAGGGCGGGCGCCGGGCGCGGTATGGGTCCTCCATCCGGGAGGCCATCGGCCGCTGGCCGGGGCAGCGGGCCCGCTTCCTGGCCGTGCCGCCCGCGGTCTCGGTGATCGTGCCCTGTTTCAACTATGGGCGGTACTTGCCGGACTGCATCGCCAGCCTCGTGGGCGGGGACACGTCCCTGGGGCGCTGGGAGCCGCCGGGGCAGACCTTCCAGAGCTTCGAGGTGATCATCGTCGACGACGCCTCGACGGACGATAGCTGGCAGGTGGCCCAGGCCCTGGCCGACCCGTGGAAGGGCGTCCACGCCATCCGGCTCCCCAGGAACCGGGGCACGCCGGGGGCCATCAACGCCGGGATCGAGCGGGCCCGGGGGGAGTACATTCACATCCTGTCGGCTGACGATATGCGGGAGCCGTGGGGTCTGGAGGTGCTGTATCGCGCCTGCCAGGAGCACCCGGGCATGGTCGCCTATGGCAACGTGCGGATCTTTGGCGACGGCCAGCGGGGCCGGATGCTGACCCTGCCGGGGTACGACTTTGACCTGGTGCTGCACAAAAATCCCATGCCCGCCGGGATCATGTACCCCCGGGCGGCCTGGGAGGCGGTCGGGGGCTATCCCGAGGTGATGAAACTCGGCCGCGAGGACTGGGCCTTTAACATCCGCCTGGGGGCGGCCGGCTACTGCGGGCACCACGTCGGCGACTCGGGCAACCTCTACCGCCGCGAGGGCCAGAACCGGAGCTTGCGGACGGGCAACGTCCACCGCAGGGAGGCGGCCGGCGGGCCGGGCGCCGTCGCCCGGGGGACGTTCAAGGCGCAACTGAAAAAGCTGTACCCGAGACTGTATGCAGGTTGGAGGCCGCCAATGTGCTGCGGACGACAAAATACACCCAAGGCCACGCCCCGAGCCCGGGCGCTGCCGGGGGCGGCGCTGGAGCCCGTCCTGGGCAGCCGGCGCCAGCCGGAGATCGGCACCCCGGCGCCGGGCATGGAGTGGCTGGAATACGTCGGCGGGAACGCCGGCAACTCGCGCTGGATCGGCCCGGCGACGGGCACGCGCTACATCTTTGGCGGGGGTCGGCCCGTGGGCCAGGTGTACGCCGAGGACGCCAGGGGGCTCCTGGACCTGCGGCACAACACCCGGGCCGTGTTCCGCCGCTACAAGCTGCCGGCGCCCGTCGCGCCTGCCGCGCCCGCGCCTGCCGTCGCGGCTGCGGCTCCCCGCGGCAAGCCCACGGCCCCCAGGATCGCGGGCACTCCGAACCCCGCGGAACGGGAGCCCGAGCTGGTGGACGTGGCGGCCCCGGAGCCTGAACCGCGGGCCGGGCCCGTCCCGGCCGACGACCTGACCAGGATCGCGGGCGTGGGGCCGGCGACGGCCGCCAGGCTGGACGCCGCGGGCTTTGGCGCCTTCGCCACCCTGGCGGGGGCCTCGCCCGAGACGGTGGCCCGGCTGGCCGGCATCCCGCGGGCCACGGCGGAGCGGGCGGTAGCCGGCGCGGCGGCCGTGCTGTCCGGGGAGGGCGACGGATGATCGCCTACGGCGCCGGGGACCTCGTGCACCTGGCTGTCCTGGCCCTGGCGGCCTGGCGGCTGGCGGTCGCCCTCTACATGGAGGGCGGTCTCTGGCTTCGCCTGCGACTCCTGGCCCAGCGGCGGGGCGGCTTCTGGCAGGAGCAGCTATCCTGTTTCTGGTGCTGCACCAGCTGGGCCGCGGGCCTGGTGTGGGCCCTGGGGCGGGCGCTGCCCCTCGTGGCGGGCGGGGGATGGGCATGGGAGTACCTGCTGGAGGTGCCGGCGCTGTCCGCGGCGGCGCTCCTGGCGAGCCACGCCGGCCGGGCGGTGTGGTCCGAGATGCGTGAGGGAGGAGGCTAGCATGGCGCCGAGATACATTGTCGAGTTTGTGCGAATGCTCGCCGGCGGGCACCACCAGCCGTGCGGGAACCGGGTGCAACTGGAGGACGCGGCGGGGAACCTCGTCGCGCCCCTGCCCGACGGCGGGGACGTCAACCTGGCCGAGTACGGCGGGGCGGCCGTGGGCGAGACCAACCCGGTCGACGTGGCGGATACCTGGGTGCCGATCATCGTGCCCGACGTGACGGCGAACGACTCGGACAAGACCCTCACCGTGCCCGTCATGACCCTGTGGCAGGTGCTGTGGATTCGGGTGGAGTTGACCACGACGGCCACGGCCGGCGACCGGCAACTCGCCATCCAGATCCTGGACACGGGGCCTGACGTGATCGCCGAGTTCCGGCCCCGCGTCACCCAGGCGGCCAGCCTGGCCTATGTGTACCAGTTCGCGCCGGGCATGGCCCAGGACACCGCCGTCTACGATACGGACCTGGTCACCACGCCCCTGCCGCCAACCCTGATCCTGGACCCCGAGTTCAGCCTGCGGATCTATGACAACAACGCCGTGGATGCCGCGGCGGACGACATGGTCGTCCAACTCATGGTCGCCCGGAGGGCGCTCTAGCCATGTTCCGCAGGGTGGGCGGCCCGGGGATGCGCGGCATAGGCGGGATCGCACTGGCCGATCTTGATTGCGGCATTGGGCAGAATGCCGCGAGTACCCTGCCCACTGGCCTGCTGGCCTACTGGCCGCTTGGGGAGGCCAGCGGCAACCGGGTGGACGCCACGTTGCGTGGCAACGATCTCGCACCGAGCGGCGCCGTGGTCTGGGGATGGGGGCTGAATCAGCACTGTGCCGAATTCACCGGGATCGGCTCGGGATTCCTGACCATTGCCAGCAACGCGGATCTCTCGCCGGGCGACAATGATTTTACCGTCGTTTGCGCGGTGCGGTTTGATGCGGTAGGGACGAATGCGATCTGGTCAAAATATAGCACAACGGACAATCAGCGCGGTTATCGTTTGGTTTACAACGCGACAACAAGCCGCTTCTGTTTCCAGGTGAGCGCCGATGGCGTTGCCGCCGTGACAGTTCAAGCGGACAACGCCGGGGCGGCAGCTATCGATACCTGGTATCTAATCCGCTGCTGGTACGATGCAACGAATGACCTGGCCTACATCCAGGTGGATACCAACGCCGCCGACAGTGGCGCACACGCAGGCGGTATTTTCAATAATAGCGCGACACCTTTCATGGTCGGTGATGATGACTCCAACACCCCGATAAATGGACGAGTAGACGAACTGGGGGTTTGGAATCGCATCCTGAGCGATGCGGAGTGGCTAGAGTGGCGGAACGGCGGCGCTGTGCTGACCTATCCGTTCGACGGCGCGGCATTGCCTGTAGCGAATATAAGTATCAGTTCGTCCAATGCCTGCCGGGTGCCGCACCAGCGTCAATGTTTCTACGCCGCCGGCCGCTACTGGATTTTCTACAGCGATGCCAGCCGGAATCTATGGTACGCGAGCACTACCGACAACGAGCACTGGATCGAGCCGGTCAATCTGACCACGTTCCCGCAGTACGACGCGCAATGGTCGGTCGCCTGGGATGGCACGTATCTGCATATCACCAAAGTGATCCAGAACGGCGGCGTGGGCCTGGTCCACGACGGGCTGACCTACCGGCGGGGCACGCTGGGGATAGACGGCGTGATCACCTGGGACGCAGACTGGCAAATCGTGCTGGCTACCGGCAATTTCGTCGGGGATCCCTCGCTGGCCGTAGCGACGGATGGGGCGGTGTGGGTCGGATATAAAAATGCGACGGCAGGCGATGCGTGCGTCGTCAAAAACAGCGCAGTTGACGGCACATGGGCGACGGCGGCGGGTTTTCCGGTGCAACTCACAATCACGACCGACAACCGCCACGCGATGGTCGCACCGCTCGCGGCGGGCGGGATACACGCTACCGTCTACCGCTACGGCACGGATGATACGGCGCTCGGATTTTATTCGGCTGACGGTGGGGCGGTATTTGCCAGTGAAGGCGCGATCACCGCATCCAACGTCGAGACCAACAGCGGGGCCGGGGCTCAAGTGGGTCGCATCGAGAGCGCCAGCGAGGGTGACGGGATTGTCCACCTGGCATACCAGACGGACGACCAGAAGATCATGTATCGCCAGCGTTCGGCGCTTGGAGTGTGGGGTACGGAGGTCGAGCTAGACGACGGAACCAATGTCACGGCGGCAATTAGCTCGCCGCGCATTTCATTCAACGGCAGCGGCGAGATTTACGTCATGTGGTCCACGGCGGCCAACATTTTCATGCGGAAATATAGTGCCGGGGCGTGGGGCGCGGCGACAGCGGTTGTGACTGAATCGCTGGAGGCCACATTTGAACACGCCATGCCGGCAGAGTTGACGAACGGGGCCACGCTGCAACTGGCGTACCTGACAGACGCGAATCTGGTACGCCATAGATTGCTGACGTTGTGATCGCGGCAATCGGCTACAACCCGCTCTTGCGGGTGCGCCTCTTTCGGCTAACAGGGGGCAGGGGTGACGGTAGTACCGGAACAATCGGCCATAATTGAGGAGGGTTCGGCGGTCTCGATGGCCCGCTACGCCAAGATCGTGGGCTACTGGGAGTGCTCGTTCTTTGGCGTCAACCGGCCCGGGGCTCCCCAGTCCTGCCGGTCGATCTGGGTCAAGCGCGAGCGGGACCTGATCGACCACTACCTGGCCGAGGGCCAGGAGGAGCTGGAGAACGAGATCGGCTACCCCCTCGGCACCTGGCGCTGGTTCCAGGATGCCATGGCCTACCGGCAGCCCATCCGCGCCCGCCGGGGCTGGGTGCTCGAGGGCGGCGTCCGGGCCGTGGCCGTCGTCGCCGCCGGCGTGGCCGTCGATCACACGGCCGACCCGGCGACCATTGGCCCCGTGCCCACGGCGGTCACGGACCCCGACGAGCTGCGCCTCTACTATCCCGCCGCCCTGGTCGAGGAGGAGCTCGAGATCCACCCCTCCGACGTCGACCTGGCCGGGGGCTTTGTGACCTTCCGGGTGCCCCGCTGCCGGATGGTCCACCCCGACGTGGCCGACAACCCGCGGACGGGGTTGGACTATGCCGACCTGGCCAACTTCCTGGCGACCGTGGACGTGCGGCGGGTCTACAACGACCCGGGCACCCAGGCCGTGCTCCACTGGCCCAACCGCTCAAGCGCAAGTTGCCTGCCGGGCTGCTGCTGCCCCACCTGCTCCACCTACAGCGCGACGGCGTGCATCACCGTCCGCGACGCGGAGCGGGGCAGCCTGTCGCTCCTGCCGGCGACCTACAGCGCCGGGGCCTGGACGGCCACCTGCCCCGCCTCGTGTTGTGTCGGCCGGCCGGAGTTCGTGACCCTCAACTATCGGGCGGGGCGGGCCCTGACCCGCCAGGCCGAGGACGCCATCGTCCGCCTGGCCCACGCCAAGATGCCGGCGGAGCCGTGCGGGTGCGAGGTGGTCAAATTGCTCTGGGAGCGGGACCGGAACGTGCCCGAGGTGGTGACCAGGGAGCGGCTCAATTGCAGGTTCGGCACCTCGGACGGCGCCTGGGCCGCCTGGCAGTTCGCCCAGGCCCTGCGCCTGCACCGTGGCGGGAGGCCCCTCTAGATGTGCTGCGGGAACAGGGGGGGCAGGCGCCGGCCGCGGCCCGTGGCCATCGTGCCGGGCACGGACAGGGTGCTGGCGGAGTACACCGGGGGCCGGGAGGATTTGTTTTCCACCCGGGGCCCGGCGACCAGGGTTCGCTATTACGTCTCGGCCCGGGCCCACGAGCGGCAGATCCTGGTCTACGTCGAGGACCTGCCGGGGCTGGTGGGGAGCGGGGAGTGGCGGCCCGTCGAGGGCTGGGAGGAGGCCGCCTGATGCCCGCCGTCCTGTGGAAAGCCATCAAGCCCCGCAAGTTCAACGACCGGGCGCTGCGGGCGGCCCTGGAGCGGGCGGCGGAGCAGGCCGCCGGCGGGATGCTCCTCGATTTTGAGCTTTCGGTCTCCAAGTGGGACCGGCGGCCGGCCTTTGACAAGATCGTGAGCGTCGGGCCCACCTCGGTGGACGTCCTGGTGGGGACCGACGATCCGATCTACCGCTACGTGTCGGGCGGCACAAAGCCGCACCCGATCCGGGCCAAACGCGCCCGGGCGCTTCACTTCCGGGGCGTGTACCGGGCCAAGACGACGCCGGGGGTCATCGCCTCGCAGGCGGGCGGGGCATCGGGCCCGGACGTGTACGCCAAGTCGGTCATGCACCCCGGGACCAAGCCCCGGCACTTTGAGAAACAGATCGCCAAAAAGTGGCGGCCCAAGTTCAAGAAACTCGTCCAGGCCGCCCTGTCGGAAGGGGCCCGGGCCTCCGGGCACGCCCTGACCTGACGCGCGTCAGGCCAGGGCACGGGATACGCAAATCGTAGGAGGTTACCATGGGAAGCCAAATTGTAGGGGGGGACATTGTCCTCTACACCAAGAGAGGCGTCGGGCCCGAATACGCTTTCGAGTACGAGGGCTGCGCCGAGTTTGACGACGCCGACCTGGCGCCGGGCGAGCTGACGCCCATCACCTGCCGGTCAAACGCCGCCTACCGGGAAACCGTCGTGATCGACATCGCCCGGGGCGAGTCGGGAATGCCGTCCACGACCATCCGCCTGCTCCTGCGGCAGGCGCAATGGCTCATGGAGCAGGGCCGCGCCTGCCCCATGACCGTCGACTACCGCTTCGGGATGTGCGGCCGGCCGGACAATCCCGAGGACTGGAGCGAGATCCTGCGCTTCAACGGTGCCTACGTTCAGCCGGGCAGCGTCAACACCGGGGCCGGGCAGGCGGACAAGGTGCAGGTCTCGGCCAACGTGGGCGGCATGACCTACACCATGCTCTACTCGCTCACCCTGGACGCCGTCGACGTGGGCGACCAGACCGCCGGGCTGGACGCCGTCCTGGTGGTCCCCAAGGCCGAGTGCTCGGGCGACTGCGGCCCGGGCTTTGGCGTGTGCGACTATGTGTTCGTCGCCACCGAGGGCGAGTACCTGACCACGGCGGAGGTCATCTACACCGCCGACGGGGGCTCGACCTGGGAGGCCATGGCCGTCTCACCCTTCGCCGCCGGCGAGTCGATCTCGTGCATGGTCGGCGACGTGACCGGCTCGGCGACGGGCACGACCATGCGCCTGGTGGTTTTCCGGGGCACCACGGACGGGGCCAACCCGGCCGAGTGCGCCATCACCACCGACTGGGGCGCCACCTGGGCGGCCGTCGAGATCGGGGCGGTCAACGGCCAGTACGTGACCGCCGCCTTCCGCCGGGGCCGCAAGATCTGGGCCGGGTGTGACGACGGGTATCTCTACTACTCCGCCAACTTTGGCAACACCTGGGCCCTGCAATCGAGCGGCACCGTGACGGGGGCCATCAACTCGATCTGCATGTTCTCCGACTCGGTGGGCATGGCCGTGTGCGACGGGGACGAGGGCCTGGTCACGGCCGACGGCTCGACCTGGTCCGCCCTGGGGGACGTGGCCGACGGCTCGGATCCGGATCTCCTGTGCGTCTGGATGACGACCCAGTGGATCGCCTACTGCGGCACGGACGCGGGCACCGTCTACTACTCCCTGGACCGGGGTGTGACCTGGACCCTGCTCCAGACCCTGGGGACCGATCCCGTCCGCGACATCCAGTTCTGGACGGACACGACCGGCTACGTGCTGTACGGCAACACGGTCTATCGCACCGTGGATGCCGTGGAGTTCGTGGCCCAGACCACGCCCACGGCGGCGGTGCTGCGGGATCTGGACCTGTGCGGGCCCAACAGCGGCTGGGCCGTGGGGCAGACGTCGGCCAACGCGGATCTGGCCGTCCACTTCCAGCCCCAGCCGGCGACGCCGATCTACTAGGCCGTGAGGGTCGCGCTACCCTGCGGGGTGAGTCTGGAGGTTTCGGGGGCGCCGCCACTCAAACGTGCCGCCGTCCTGGCGGCGTTCCCGTTGCCCGAACCGCCGTCGGTTCGCATCCGGCGGGCCGACGGCGGCTTCGACCTGTGGCCCGACCGCGAGGATCCGGCCTACAGGGCGGCCCTGTGGGAAGCCTACAAGGCCCGCGAGGCGGCCCTGTGGCGGTTCTACCTCCTGGAGTGCCTGCCGGGCCTGGAGGTGCCCGCCGGCGATGCCTGGCGGGCTGACCTGTCGGCCCTGGGGATCAAGCCCCGGGCGGGGGAGGCCGGGCGGCGGCTGGACTTTTGCGAGTTCTGCATCCTCCAGACCCAGGCGGACGTCGACGCCCTGCGGGACGCCTTCCGCCGGGCCAACGAGGGCGAGCCGGCCGACCGCGAGGCGGCCGAGGCGTGGTTCGGGCTTACGTGGAACGGGACTCCCATCCGCGAGGCGGCGGATCGGCTGAAAAAGGGCAAGCTGGCCTTCGCCCCGGGCTGGGCCCAGTACCAGGCGGCCCTGGCGGCGCGGCTCCTGCCCTTCCACGAGGAGGAGATCCCGCCGGCCCTGCGGGCGCGGCTGGGGCTCCTGTACTACGACCTGCCGCCGGCCCTGCGGGCGCGGCTCGAGGTCGGTTACGAGTTGGACGTGTTGGTCCGCGCCCTGGCGGCGGACGACGTGCGGAGGCAATACGACAGATGAGCGATTGGACGGCGGACACCATCCCGGTCCAGCAGGTCTCCCGCCTGCTGGTCGAGGCGGTCCTGGAGGCCCACCCCCTGCCCCGGCGGCCCGACTTTGACGGGGCGCCCCTCACCCTGGAGCGCCTGGAGGACAAGAAAAGCTGGCCCAACGGCGGCCGGCAGCGCAAGGCCCGGGCCGCCTGGGAGCGGTTCGTGGCCGAGGCAAACGAGGCCGCCGAGCGGCGAAACGACGCCCTGTTCCGGCTGCTGATGGCCCGGGGCGTGGCCCTGGAGGTGCCGCCCCTGGAGACGTGGGGCGCGGACCTGGCCGAGGCGGGGATCGCGGACGGGACGGTCTCGGCCTCGACCCTCAAGCTCCTGTATCTCGATCACATTTTGCCCTCGCCCGACGACAAGCTGGCGCTCCTGGTGCGGGCCATGGAGGCCAGCGGGCTGCAGGCGGCGGCGGTTGACGCCGTGCGGGACCTGTTCCGCCAGGCGCTGGCTGCGGCCAAGGCTACGGGCCGGGCGTGAGGTGTTACACGCCTACTGGTTCGGGGATTAGGTAGGGCTGGACGGCAATCGAGCCCGCGTCCGCCTTGCGGTGGCAGGATGAGCAGAGGCAAATCAGGTTAGAGAGGCGATTCGCTTGACGGTAGTTTTCATTCTCGCCAGGTATATAGCCGAACTCACGAAACGGCTTGATGTGGTGAACGTCCATCGCTCGCCTGTTGCCGCGCTGCTTCTTGCCGCAATGCTGGCAGCGGTTCTTGTCTCGCTTGCGGGCGCGTTGGCGCTGCGCCTCCCAGTTGGGGCCGTAATAATAAAGCTCACCGCCCTTCCAATTGGGGTGAGCCTCGCCCACCTGGTTCTCAGCCTGCCATCGGCCATGGCACTCCTGGTTGCAGAAAAAACGGCGGGTCCGATTCTCGATCTCCGAACGGATGCGCTCAAGAGGCTTGCCGCAAGTAGCACAATACACCGTGACCTTGCCGCCGGTCCACCGCAGGGCTTCCTTGCCCGTCAAGTGCTCGGATTGCCAGCGACCATAACACGTCCTGCTGCAAAACCTTTGCCCGCTGGAAGGGCGGGCCTCGAAGGGCTCTCCGCACGCATCACAGCGGGATACAACCGGCCCGCCGTTCCATCCCGGCGCCTTTACGCCGCGCCAGTTGGCCGACTTCCAGGCGGTGAAGCAGGCCCGAGAACAGAAGCGGCGCCCCTTCTCGGCTTGACCGGGCGTTACATCAAAAGACGTGCCGCATTGTTCACAGGTGAGCGTGACACGGGCAACCGGCGCCCAGTATTCGCGGTTCTTTTGCTGCCATTCGTAAAAGCAGGCACGGTCACAAAACGCCTGCTTCCTGTATCGGAAGTGATTGGGGCAGACATCCAGGGGCTTGCCGCAGTTGGCACACTCGATAGCGATCCGCTGCCAGATGTTGTCATGGCGCCAGGCAGAGTAACACGCCATGCTGCAAAATGCCTTATTACCCCTGCGGTTACTGGGGCGGGTCTGAAATGATTGGCCGCATTGTTCGCAAGTCAACTCGATCTTCATGCGTCTATTGTAGCACAATAGTCCGCAATAGTCAAGGGGTGCAAGGGTAAATCGCCATGGCGCTCCAAATGTCGGCCGCAGAGTTTCTCGGGATCGCCGCCATATGTGATACGTCCCAATTTGATGAGGGGCTCCGTACCTACATCGCCGGCCTGCGGCAGATGGAGTCCGAGACCGACAAGAAGACCGGCGAGGTCGGCAAAAAAACCGACGAGATGGCCCGCAAGCAGGCCGCCGCCCTGAAAGAAGTCGGCCTGGCCTTCTCCGCCGTGGGCGCCGCCGGGACGGCCCTCCTGACGTCCATGGCCTTGACGGCCAGCCGGGCCGAGGAGTTGGGCGTCATCCTGGACGTGACGGCCACCAACGCCCAACGCCTGGCGACCCAGGAGGCCGCCGCGGCCCGGGAGGCCGGCGACTTTGCCGCCGCCGCCGCGGCAACGGCCCGGGCCTCGTCCATCACCGGGCAGGCGGTCAATGAGCAGGTAAAGGCCGTCAAGGAGCTGGGCATCACCACGGCCGTGGCCAACAAGACCGTGGCGCAGCTCATCCGCTACAACCTCGATTGGAAACAGTCCACCGACCTGGCCCGCCTCGCCCAGGACGCCGCCACGTTCGCCGCCCAGGACTCCAGCCAGGCCCTGGACGGCCTGATCCACGGCATCACATCCCTTAACCCCCGGGTGCTCAGGACCTACGGCATCCTGGTCAACCTGGAGCAGGAATACAGCAAGTTCGCCCGGGCCAACGACCGGACGGCCACCAGCCTGACCGACCTGGAGAAACAGCAGATCGCCTTTAACGCCGTCCTCCGCCAGGCGCCGGCCATCGCGGGCGCCTACGAGGCGGCCATGGACACCGCCTCCAAGCAGCTCCGCTCCCTGCCCCGCGACATCTCCGAGGCGGCGGAGGCGTTCGGCGGGCACCTGACGCCCATGCTCAACTCGGCCGTGGGCGCCCTGCGGGACCTGCTCCACTGGCTGGCCGACCTGCCCCAGCCCGTCCAGGAGACGGCGACCCAGATGCTGGCCTTCGGCACCGCCGTTACGACCCTGGCGGGCGGGGCGGCCCTGGCGGTGCCCAAGATCCAGAAGCTGGTCCAGGCCATGCGCGATCTGGCCATCGTCCAGCAGCTCGCCTCGGCCGGGATGCTCGGGCCCGCAGGCCTGGTGGCCGGGCTGGCCCTGGCGGCGGGGGCGGTGTTGCTCTACCAGAAAAACCTCCAGGACGCCCACCAGGAGGAGGCGGCGGCCCTGGCCGAGGCGGCCGAGAACTACACGGTCTATACCCGCAAGCTCGACGAGGCGGGCCTGTCGGCCTACGGCCTGACCGAGGCCCTGTATAAGCTGGTCAAGGCCCAGGAGGCCAGCGCCCAGGCGGCCTACGCCGAGAGGCTGGCCCGGGCCCGCGACAGCCTGGAGGGCCTGGTCTACGCCGCGACCAACGCCACGGAGCGGACGGGCGAGTTCTGGGAGGAGGTCGAGGCCCTGCGGGGGCCGCTGTCCGATGCGGAGTTGACCGTCCTGGCCGACCGGGACGCCGTCCTGGAATTGTACAGCGCCCTGGGCCTGGAGGGCGAGCGCCTCATCGAAAACACGCGCCTGACCAACGCCTGGGCCATCTCCAAGAAGACGGCGGCCCAGGCGGCCCAGAACGAGGCCGAGTTCGAGCACCGCCGCTGGCAGGAGCTCCAAAAGATCCAGTCGGGCGTGACCCGCGTCACCGCCCAGGGCACCGACGCCCTGCGGGAGCGGGCGGACTGGGAGCAGATCGTGGCCGACCGGGAGAAGGCCCGCTTCCAGATCCTGGTGGACCTGGCCCAGGCCGAAAAGGAATATGCCGACGCCGTGGAGGACGCCACGGCCGCCGCGGCCCGGCAGATGGTCGAGGCCGAGGACCAGGCGGCCGCAGCCCGGGAGTCGGCCCGCGAGGAGCTGACCGGCGCCCTGACCGACCTGGAGGAGGACCACGCCGACCGGGTGGCGGACATCTACGGCGACATCGCCGGCGTGGCCCGCGACCTGGCCCGGGACATCGTCGAGGCCGAGCAGAAAGCCGCCCGGGAGCGGGAGGCCATCGCCCGGGAGATGGCCGAGGCCATAGCCGACGCCGAGCGGGACCTGGCCCAGGATCGGGAGGATGCCGCCCGGGACCTGGCCCGCGACCTGGAGGACATCGAGCGCAAGGCGGCCGAGGACCTGGCCGACCTGGAGCGCGACCTGGCCCAGGATCGCGAGGACGCCGCCCGCGACCTGGCCCAGGAGCGGGAGGACCTGGCCCGCGACCTGGCCCGCGACCTGGAGGACATCGAGCGCAAGCACAACGACAAAATTGAGGACCTGCGCCTCAAGCACCTCCAGGAGCTCGAGGACCTGCAGGCGGAGCACGGCGAGCGGCTGGCCGACATCGAGGAACGCTACGCCCAGGAGCGGGCCGACATCGAGCAGAAATACAGCCTGGAGCCCCCCGAGCCCGACTTTGACGAGCGCCGCGAGGACCTCATGGAGGAGCTGCGCCGGCTGGAGGAGTTGGCGGCATCGGGCACGGGCATCTGGTACGGCGCCGACATCGACCAGGTCAAGAAACAACTGGAGGAGCTCAAAAAGGAGGAGCTGGCCGCCCTGGAGGAGCGCAAAAAGGAGGAGCTCGAGGCCCTGGAAGCCTGGCTCGCCGAGGAGCAGGGCGTCCGGGAGGCCGCCTACCAGGAGGCCCTGGAAGCCGAGGAGGCCGCCTACCAGGAGCAGCAGGACGCCCGCCAACGCCAATACGAGCAGGACCTGGCGGACCTGGCCCTCGAGCACCAGCGGGAGCTCGAGGAGATCCAGCGCCAGCACGACCGGGAGCTGGCGGAGTTGGCCCTCAAGAACGAGCGGGCCCGGGCCGAGCGCCAGCGGGCCTACGAGCAGACCCTCCAGGACCTGGCCGTCCAGCACGAGCGGGAGCGGGCCGAGATCGCCCGGCGCAACGCCGAGGCGCTGGCGGACCTGGACGCGCAATTGGCGGAGGAGAAGGCACGACTTGAGCAAAGCGCGGCGGAGCAAGCGGCAAGGCTGGCGGAACAACTGGCAACGGAGCAGGCCAACTACCTGGAGAGGCGCGGCGAGCTCGCGGCTCATTACGACGAGCAGTTGGCAGAGATCGACGCGGCACTGGCTGAGGAGGTGGAGAAAATACAACTCGGCCTAGCCGAGGAACTGGCCGAAATCATCCGCAGCCTGGGGGAGCAGTCCCGGGCGTTCCGCGACGCCTACGCCGAGCAGCTCCGGGACCTGGAGACCTACCTGGCCGACCGCCTGGCCCGCGAGCGGGCCTACCAGGACGACCTGGCCGGGATGTGGGAGGCGCACAGCCCGTCCCGCTGGATGCAGCGCCTGGCCCGGGACATCCTGACCGGCTTCGAGGAGCCCTTCCAGGGCCAGCCCCTGACGTCGGGGCTGGGCTCCGCCCTGGAGGGCTTCCAGTCCGCCCTGGGGGACCTGGGGGGCGGGGCGGCGTACCGCCCGCCGGCCGTGGCCCCGCCCGTCGTCTCGCGGAGCGTGTCCACCCAGACGTCCAACACCATCAACCTGGAGGCCCATTACGCCCGCGGCCGCTCCGAGTCCAGCCTCCGGGATGACGTGGCGCTCCTGCAGATGACCATGGATAGCCAGGTGCCGAGGTATTAACATGCTGCCCGTCGCAGAGATCGAGCTAGAGGACGCCTGGGGGACGGTGTTCCCCCTGGAATGGCCTGACCGCCACCTGACCGAGATCACCGGCCTGGGGCTGCCGCCCGTGGTCCACTGGACGACCCGCAGCCCGTTCCAGCACGGCCGGACGCACTGGTCCTACACCGTCCAGCCCCGGGTCGTCAATATCGGCCTGTTTATGCGCGGCTGCGGTCGCCTGGGCTACTGGCAGGCCCGGGCGGCGGCGGCGACCATGCTCAACCCCGAGAATGGCCCCCACAAGCTCCGCCTGACCTATCCCGATGGGGAGACGTTCGAGCTGCACGACGGCTGGGTCAACGGCGACTTTGGCCTGTCCAGCCAGCAGGCGACCTACTCGACCCAGGCCGGGGCCCTGCAGATGGTATTTTACAGCCCCTTCTGGAAGTGGATCACCTCGCCCCTGGCCGCCGGGCAGACGCGGGACGACGAGGGCCGGACGTGCGTGGAAACGTCGACCATCGCCGCCGTGGCCCAGCTCGCCCTGCCGTTCGTGGGGCCGTTCCTCCTGGGCACCACGGCCGGCACGGCGACGCTGGCGGCGACCAACGGCGGCGGGGCGGCGGTCAAGCCGGTCATTTCCCTGGAGGGGCCGGCCGAGGACTGGACGCTGACCAACCCGGCCAACGGCCACCAGCTCACCTGGGACGGCTACGCCATCGCCGCCGGGGAGGTGGTGACCATCGACGTCCCGGCCAAGACCATCACCAACGGGGCGGGCACGGACTTGAGCGCCTACGCCCAGGGCAACACCGGGACGTTCGCCCTGCAGCCGGGGGCCAACGCCCTGGCGTTCTACGGCGCCGGGGGCGTGGTCAACGGCGTCACAACCCTGTCTGTCTGCTGGTACGTCGAGGTGATCGGGGTATAGCCATGGCGCAAAGATCGTTCTTCTGGGATGGGGCCAGTTTGGGGGACGCCGGGGCGCTGACGGTCCACGACGCGGCGGGCATCGGCTACGCCCTGGCCAACGTCAATTACGAGTCGCTCCTGGTGGACGTCGCCTTCCGTATGCTCTGGAACGGGGACGGCAACCGGGGGGTGCTGCGCGGCTGGGGCAACGAGCTGGAGGTGACCGGCGCCGCGACGCCCGTTCAGGTGGACACGGGCGGGGCGGTGGTCTACGGGATGCCCTACGAGAGCCAGGTGGCGGTCAACGTCGCCGTGCCGACCCCGGTCAACGACACCCGCCACGACCGGCTGGTGCTCCGCCGGGACTGGACGGCCCAGACGGTGCGGATCACGCGCCTCCCGGGCGCCGAGGGCGGGGGCCTGCCGGCCCTGACCCAGAGCCCGGCGCCGGCCGGATCGGGGGTGTACGACGTGCCCCTGGCGGCCCTGGAGGTGACGACGGGCGGGGCCATCGCCGTCACCGACGAGCGGGAGTTCTGCGCCTACGGCACGTCACCCGGGACCGATTCCTTTGCCGAGGCTAACCTCCAGGACGACTCCATAGACCTGAACGACCGGGCGACGCGCACCCGGCGCTGGTTCGTGGGGGCCGGGGACATGGCGCCCCTCCTGGCCGCCGCCCAGTTCTTCACCTCGGGCACCACCATCACCGCCACCGGGACGGCGGGCTGGGGCGGCGGGGGCAACGTCCAGGGCTGGCAACTCACCGGCTCGGCCTACGAGGGAGCCATCGCCACCCTGACCACGCCGCCGCCCGGCTGGGCCGCGGGCAACGTCCTGAGCTATATCTGGTGGGCGGCCAACAGCAGCCTGACGCCGTCCTTTGCCATCGGTTCGGCCCTCCAGGGCTACAGCCGCCATGTGCTCTATACGCATTTCGGAGCGTGGCACCCGCGCTATGCCACCTCGTCCGTCTGGGAGACGGACGCCATCGTGGCCAATACCTGGTATCGGACCCAGGGCGCGACCATCCCCGAGGTGGCGTTTACCTACTATCGACCCACAGAGGTGATCCACTACCTGGCCTACTGGTACAACGCCGCCGGGGCCGAGGACATCAACTTGCTGGGCGTCGAGTTCGTGTATACGGGGTACGTCTAATGGCCGAGACTTCCTACCTGTGGGACAACCCCGGGACGGGCGACTCGCCCGCCGGGGGCTATGGCAATGCGCTCTTGTGCCGGGCCGTCTTTCGCATGCTCCTGGGCAGCGATGGGGACCGGGGCGTGCTGCACGGCTGGCTCGACGACCTGGAGGTCACCGACGGCGGGGGCCTGGACGCTGCGGTGGGGGCCGGGGCGGCCCTGTGCTACGGGGCATGGCACGAGTCCGACGAGGCCGAGACCGTGGCCCTGCCGGACAATTCGACGGTCCACGTCGTCGTCCGGGCCGACTGGGCGGCCCAGACCGCCCGCCTGGCCCAGGTGGCGGCCCTGACCCAGAACCCGGGCGTGACCTACGACGTGCCCCTGGCCGAGGTGACGACGGCCGGCGGGGCCATCGCCCTGATCACCGACGAGCGGGACTATTGCGAGTATCCCACCGTCCTGGAGGCCAGCGCAGTCACGGCCGACAACATCCAGACCGGCGCGGCGACTGTCGCCAAGATGATCGACCAGGCGCGGCACCTGTCCCGGGGCGCGGGCGAGTTTGTGGCCGACGCCACGAACCCGGCCACCTGGGGCGGGGGCACGACGAGGGGCACCATCTGGCTCCTGGCGGACGCGGCGACCAATGCCGCCTGGTGTACGTTTCGTGTCCCGGCCGATATAAGCAGCGCCGCCATCGATTTTAACGTCTGGTTTGCCGGGGCCGCCCTGGACAATGGGGACGTGCTCTGGAGCTACAGCCTGTGGCAGGCGGCCGCCGGGGGCGTCCTGGCAAACACGGCCGGAACCATGACCACGACATTCACGGCCAGCGACCCGACCCAGCACGAGGCTGTCTGCGAGCTGCTGGCGTCGGTAGCCGCCGCGGCGGGCGACCTGGTCCACCTGCGGGTGGAGCGCCTGGGGGCGGACGGGGCGGACACCTGGACCCATAGCGTGATCCTGTGGGGGATCTCAATCGACTACACGGCGGATAGCTAGATGGCACAACGATCACTGTTCTGGGACACCGAGGGCCTGGGGGATGGCGGGCCCTACTCACAGGCCAACCTGCACGACCAATTTCTGCGCTGCATCCTGGGGGCCACGGGAAACCGGGGCGTGGTGCCGGGCTGGCGGGACGGGCTCCTGGTTTCGGGCACGAGCTCGCCCCTGTCCGTGGCCGCGGGCGGGGCGGCCGTCTATGGCCTGCTGCACGACTCGGACGCGGCAGTCTCGGTATCGCTCCCCACCCCCTCGGCGGGCCACTCGCGCTATGACCGCGTTGTGCTCCGCCGATCCTGGGCCGAGCAGACGATCCGCGTTGCCCGCGTGGCAGGCGTGGCGGGGGTTATCCCGGTCGTGCCGGCCCTGACGCAAAGCCCCGGGGCGATTTACGAGGTGCCCCTGGCCACCGCCCTGGTGACCGATGCCGGGACCGTGACCCTGACCGACGCCCGGGAGTTCCTGGCCTTTCCCACCGCCTGGCCGGCCGGCATCGTCGGCCTGGGCGATTACGCCGAGGGCGCCGTGGGGGCGGCCGAAATCCCCAACCGCACCCGCTACGAGCTCAAGGGCGGCGGCTCTATCCGCCCCGACGCGACCAACCCCTGCACCTGGACGGCGGGGGGCTCCTACGATTACTGGGAGTTTGCCGACGCGGCGACCAACGCCGGCTGGGTGACGTTCATGGCCCCGGTGGGCCTGGTGGGGTCCGTCAATTTCTACCTATGGAGCGTGCCCGACGTCAACGGCGCCGGGGGCGGGGCGGAGAACGCCCAGTGGGATTACTCGGCCTTTTACGGCGCGGGGGACGTGGCCCCCACCAACGCAACGGGCACGGTCAACGCCGACCAGCAGGCCCGGGTTAACACCCGGGTCTACCGCGACCAACTCATCGCCGCCCTGCCGGCAACCGAGGGCCAGCCCATCGCCCTGCAGGTGAGCCGGGACGGGGCGGCCGACTCCTATAATAGCGCCATGCGCCTGCTGGGCGTCGAGATGGAATGGACGGCGGACTCGTGACGGACCTGACGGTTATCATCCCGGCCCGGAACGAGACGCACCTCCAGCGCACGATCGAGAGCGTGCTCGCCGCCAGCGAGGCCGACACCGAGATCGTGGCCGTCTGCGACGGCTACTGGCCCGACCCGCCCATCCAGGACCACCCCCGGGTCAACATCATCCACCACTCCGAGGCCCGCGGCCAGCGGCAGTCCATCAACGAGGCGGCCCGCATCGCCCGGGGCCGGTTCATTATGAAGCTGGACGCCCATTGCGCCGTGGGGCCGGGCTTTGACCGCATCCTCATCGAGGACTGGCGGCCGGGCTGGACCCTGGTCCCCCGGATGTATAACCTGGACGCGGCGACCTGGGAGCCCAAGCTGCACAAGAAAACAGACTACATGTACGCCGGCTGGAACGAGCGGGGCGAGCTGCGGGCCATGTACTACACCGGCCGGGAGTGGAAACGGCAGCACGCCAGGGCCGCCGAGATAGACGAGACCATGTGCTGCATGGGGCCGGGCTGGTTCATCGCCGCCGATGACTTCTGGCGAACGGGCGGGTGCGACGAGGGGCACGGAAGCTGGGGCCAGCAGGGCGTCGAGGTCAGCTTCAAGGCGTGGCTCTCGGGCGGGGCGCTCATGGTGGACAAACGGACCTGGTTCGCCCACTGGTTCCGGGCCAAAGACGGGGGCTTCCCGTACCCCATCAGCCAGCGGAGCATCGACCGGGCGCGGGCGTACTCGAAAGACTTGTGGACGGGCGACGGCTGGCCGGGGGCCACGCGCAAGCTGCAATGGCTGGTTGACCGGTTTCAGCCGCCAGGATGGGAGGGCAGATTGGCAGGGCAGGGAGACAGGGAGAAAAACGCGGCGTTGAGCGCCGCCCTTTACGAGCACATCCACCGCAAAGGCCACGAGCCCCACTGGCGCGGGGTGCGGGTCATCAAACAGCCGGGCGACCTGATTCTCTACCAGGAGGTCATCTGGCAGAACCGGCCCCGGTGGATCGTCGAGGCCGGGACCAAGTTCGGCGGGTCGGCCCTTTTCTTGCAGGACATGCTCGACCTTGCAGGCGAGGGCGGGCGGGTCGTGACCATCGACGTCGACGCCCGGGTGGCGGAGCCCGATCCGCGCATCACCTACCTGGCCGGCTCGAGCATCGACCCGGAGATCGTCGCCCGGGTCAAGGAGATGACCGCCGGGGAGCCGGTCATGGTCGTGCTCGACTCCAACCACGCCCGCCGGCACGTCAAATGGGAGCTGCACCACTACGCCCCCCTGGTGACGCCCGGGCAGTACCTGGTGATCGAGGACTGCTACAGCCGCGGGACCGTGCCCTTCGGGCCCCTGGAGGCCCGGGACTGGTTCCTGGCCAGGACGCAGGAGGGCCGGCTCTTCGAGCAGACGAACCTGGAGCGCAAGTTCCTGGTAGGCGTCTGCAACGGCGGGTGGCTACGGAGGAAAGCGTGACGGCCGTCTTTGTCCACGTCCCGAAAACGGGCGGGGTGAGCATCCAGCAGGCGCTCGGCCTGGAGCAGCACCGCAACCGCCGGGCCCTGCGGCGGGGGGCAGAGTACGCCGGCCTGGTGACGTTCGGCCACGAGCTGCCCGCCCGCCTGGTCCGGGCCGGCTACCTGGACCCGACGGGGGTCTTCTTTTTCGCCTTCTGCCGGAACCCCTACGACCGGGCGGTCTCCCTGTGGGCCCACTGGCGCCGCGAGGGCGGCGGCCTGGGCTTCCCGGACTGGTGCCGGCTCCTGCCCGCCATGGGCTGGCGCCTCCGCGCCCCCCAGGCCCGCTGGACGGACGCCATAGACCTGGGGTTCCTGGGAAGGTTTGAGACCCTGGCGGCCGACTTTGATCGGCTGTGCGACGCCCTGGGGGTAGAGCGGCGGCCCCTGCCACTGCTGAACGCCAGCCCCCACCGGCCATGGCGGGAGCATTACGATGAGGAAACGGCGGCCATCGTCCGGGCGCAATACGCCCGGGACTTTGAGCGGTTCGGCTACGATGAAAACGATTATCTACCTGACGGACAATAGCCTGGACGGGCGGATCGCGGCCCTGTGCCGGCGCAAGCTCCTGGAGGTGGCGGAGGGCCGGCCCATCGTGTCCGTGTCCCAGCGGCCCGTCGACCTGGGGCGAAACGTCTGCCTGGGGGAGATCGGGCGCTCGTGGCTCTCGCTCTACCGGCAGCTCGCCGCCGGGTGCGAGGCGGCGGAGACGGATTGGGTCATGGTGGCCGAGCACGACTGCCTCTACACCCCGGAGCACCTGGCCTACCAGCCGGCCGATCCGGGCGTCTTCTGGTACAACGACAACAGATGGCTTGTCCAGCAGGGCGGCAACCACCCGGAGTTGGACGGCATGTACTCCTGGTGGCCAGGGTCGCTGGCCCTGTCGCAGCTCGTTTGCCGGCGGGACCTGCTCCTGGCGAGCGTCCGGGAGCGACTGGAGATCCTGGCGGGCGGGGGCAGCCCGCGCCTGTTCGGCAAGGCGGAGCCGGGCGTCGTGCCGCCCCGGGCCATTCAGCAGGCCCGCAGGTGGGCCGCCTCGGGCCGCCCGGTTTGGCTGCGAAAGTATCTTGAGGACTATTTGACCCGCTACGAGCATCGGACGTTCAAGACCCGGCTGCCCAACCTGGACATCAGGCACGGGACCAACTGGACGGGGCCGAAGAGGGGGGCCAGGCGGCGCTACGAGCTGCCCTACTGGGGGCGGTGGGAAACCGTCTGGAGCGAGGGGAGCTGATGGCCTGGGATCCAACGCAAGCCACGCCAGACGGCGGGATAAGCGCCGAACACTGGTATCGGGCCGACCAGGGCACCTGGCAGGACGCCGGGATCACCGTCGCCGACGACGATGGCGAGGTCGTGGGCCGCTGGGAGGACCTGACCGCCAACGCCGATCACGTCAACCAGGCAACGGCGGACAACAAGCCAACGCTCCAGACCGGCGAGCTGAACGGCCATTCCGTCCTGCGGTGCGATGGGACAAACGACTTTTTGCAGGGCGCGTTCACCAATGGCGGGGCGCTGGCGCAGCCGTTCACCATCCTCCTGGTGGCAAAGTCCTCTGACTACGGCGCAACGCGGTGCATCATCAACAGCGATGACGCCACCAACGAGATGGCGGTATTTCAGCACCTCGTATCAAACAGGTGGGGGATCTGGGCCGGGGGGTTCCTGACCGGCACGTCTGCGCCGGATACCAACTGGCACGTTTGGACGATCAGGTTCGGCGGCGCGTCGTCCGCTTTTTGGCTGGGCGGAGTCAACGAGGCGACGGGCGACGGCGGGACGCAAAACGCCGATGGCCTGTCGGTGGGCAGCAACAGCACGGGCAGCGGAGAATATTGGTTCGGCGACATTGCCGAGATCATCATCTTTGACGCCGACCTGTCGGACTATGACAAGGACATCGTCGGCCAGTACCTGGCCGACCGCTACGGGCTATCGTACACCGACATCGGCGGCAGCTCGCCCAGCCCCAGCCCATCGGCCACGCCGAGCGCCAGCCCCTCGGAGGGCACACCCTCGAGCTCGCCCTCGGCCAGCCCCTCGGAGGGCACGCCCTCAAGCAGCCCAAGCGAAGGGACGCCCAGCGGTTCGCCCTCGAGTTCGCCGAGCGAGGGCACGCCCTCAAGCAGCCCAAGCGAAGGGACGCCCAGCGCCAGCCCGAGCGAGGGCACACCTTCAAGCTCGCCGTCCGAAGGGACGCCCAGCGCCTCGCCGTCGGAAGGGACGCCGTCCGGAAGCCCCTCGGCCAGCCCCAGCGAGGGCACGCCCTCAAGCTCGCCCTCCGCCAGCCCCTCGGCCAGCCCGAGCGCCAGCCCCTCGGCCTCGCCGTCGGAAGGGACGCCCAGCGCCAGCCCCAGCGAGGGCACCCCGTCGGCCAGCCCGAGCGCCTCCCCGTCCGAGGGCACGCCCTCGAGCTCGCCCTCGGCGTCGCCCAGCGCCTCCCCGTCGGCCTCCCCGTCGGCCAGCCCGTCGGCCAGCCCGTCGCCGGCCGCCGTGAGCACGTTCGCCGATTACGAGCTGTGGCTGACCGGCTGGGACGCGGCCCCCCTCAAGACCCTCTGGGGCCCGGGGCTTGTGAGTTTTGAATGGAGCCACGCCCTCAACCGCCCGTCGGTCTACCGCCTGATCCTGGTCGCCGAGGCCGTGACCCGGGCCGACTTCCGGCTGCACTACGGCGTCCGGCTGATGCGGAACCCGACCGGCGAGGTCGGCGGCTGGATGCGCGAATACGACGGCCTGCACCTGGACATCGACGAGTGGCTGCCTGCGGGCGACGTCGACGAGCACTATTGGTCCAGCATGGGGCAATCGCCCGACTGGCTCCTGACCCAGCCCCTCCTGCAGCCCATGGCGTCGGCCAACCCCGACTGGATGCGGTATGACCTGTGGTGGGACCACGGCCCGGCGGACGACGTGGTCAAGAAAATGGCGGCCGAGTCGATGGGCGGCGGGGCGGAGGCGGATCGGCAGTTCTCCTATTTCGCCATCCAGGGCTACGCCGGGGCCGGCGCCTGGGGGTGCTACGAGGGTCGATACATCCGGCTCCTGGACGCCATGGTCGCCACCGTTGGCGAGGACGGCTCCCGGGGGCTGTGTGATTTTCGCGTGGTGCCTGCCGCAGGCGGCTACGAGCTCCAGACGTTCGCCCCGTTCTACGGCACCGACCGCCGGCGGGGCAATCCGACAGGAAACAAGCCGACGATCTTTAGCCTGGAGAACGGCAACGTCCTGAACCCCCGCCGCCAGGTGTTGCGCCACGCCGAGGTGACGGTCGCCATCGGCGGCTGGGCCGGGGGTGGGGCGGAGCAGGACATATACCAGGAGGTCAACGCCGCGGCCCTGGCCGAGTCGCCCTTCAACCGCCGCGAGGCGTTTTATGACCTGCGGGACGTGACCCAGCCCGACCAGATCGCGGGCATCCTGCAGCAGAAGCTCGTCGAGGACGGGGCCCGGGAGATCGTGACCTTCGAGCCGCTACAGACGCCGGGCTGCCTGTACGGCCGGGACTGGGGCCTGGGGGACCTGTGCACGCTCGATCTGTGGGGGGAGTCCTACGACGTGCGGATCACGGGCGTGACCGGCAAAATCTGGGGCCCGGACTCCGGCGAGGACGAGGTCATCGCCGGGCAGGCGGAATCATGGACGCGGGCAGACCTGGTATCCTGACCCGGAGCCTGGCGGACCTGGAGCGGGCGGCCAGGGCCCGGAGCACCACGGGGGTCAACGCCAACTACGGCCGCTTTCGGATGGCCGCCACCTGCCCGCCGTCGACGTCGATCCACGTCCGGGGCGGGCAGGCGTGGAACACGGGCGGCGGGGAATGGTACAAGGTGCCGTCGGCGACCTTCGACCTGGCGGTCTACGAGACGGCATACGTCGCCCCCGTGTTCGCCCAGGCGTACTACTACGCCTTCTATTGGCTCGCCGCAGATCTGGACGGGAACCGCCTGTACGTCGGCGGCGGGTCGACGGCCAGCCTGTGGAGCGAGCACGCCACGGCGGCCGAGGCGGAGCAGGCGGCCCTGGCCCACGATTGCGTCCAGTTGCGGAGCTGGCCGCCGTGGGATTACGGCATCCCCATCGGCTGCGTGATCCTGCGGAACAACGGCAACACGGTCGATCCCTGCCAGTTCCAGGCCGTCGATCAGGCCAACCGCGGGCGGTCCTACATCCTCCGCACCTATTCCAGCTTTGTGCCGGTGAATATCACGTGAGCGTCTACGATCTTGTGGGTGGCCGCCTGCGGGCCGTAGAGCGCACGGCGGCCCGCCAGGCGGCCAGGGGCCAGGCAGACAACTGGTATCAGCTCCGGATCGCGGCCTCCTGCCCGCCCGACACCCGCGTCCACGTCCGGGGCGGCTGGGTGCAACGCGGCCCGTACTGGGTCGCCCAGCAAGTGGCGTACTTCCCGGCCCTGACCCTGGACTTTGCCGCCGTCGATCAGTTCGCGGCCCGGGCCTACCTGGGCCCGGGCTACAGCGGCAACTTTGCGACCGCCTACGCCTACCGGCCCGCGCTGCTCCTCTACAGCGCGGACTATTTCGACGCCCTGCTGGACGGGGCCTCGGCCCCGCCGGTCATCGCCTACGCGGGTGGGACCGAGGCCGAGTTCGACACGGCAGCCGGGGCGGAGCAGGCGATCGACTCCTGGTTCGACGGCGCCCACGATGTGGCCTACGCCGGGGATATGCCCCTGGCGGGCATCGTCCTGCGGAACAACGGCGTGACCGGCGTCGACGGCCAGGTGCAGGCCATCGACCAGGCCAACCGCGGGCGGTCCTACATCTGGCGCGACCTGCGGATCCGGTGCATCACCCTGGGCAGCGGGGTCGGGTAGGCCCATGGCGCTCCCCGGCGTTCCCCACCTCCGGCGCCGCATCCAGGCGGCCGCCCGGGCCGTAGAGGGCCCGGAGGCCGGCGACTGGGGCGCGTTTTACTTCCTGCCCGCCCCCTCCTGCCCGCCGGACACCCGGGTCCACGTCCGGGGCGGCCGCCTGTGGCAGGTCTGGGACGGCGTCCCGTGGCTCATCCCCTCGGGCGCCGCCGACCTGGCGGACCCGGCCGGATCGGGGGTCTGGGGCGCCACCACGAGCCCGCTCTATAGCCCCTCGGAGCACTACATAATCTCTTTTGACACGGCGGGGTATTATCGGGTCTATACCCTGGTGGTCAAGGTGCCCGCCGACGCGGGCATGGAGTTCTACCTGGTGGACCTGGAGGCCGAGGCCGAGTTCGCCACGGCGGCCGAGGCGGAGGCGGCCTGGCCGGGCACGGCCTCGTGGGACACCGAGGCGTGGTACCAGGGCTTCCCGGTGTGCGGCCTGGTCCTCCGCAACGACGGCCGGGCGGGCACGCCGGGGGCCATCCTGGACATCGACCGGGTGAACCGCGGGCGGTCGTACATCTGGCCGCCCGACTGCCGGCCGCTGGACTACCTGGCGTGAGGCCGGGCCCTACTTCTCGAACTTCTCCCGGTAGGCCCGCCGGTAGTCCTCGACCTTGGTTTGGGCGTAGATCCTGGTAGTGGTGGGCGACGAGTGCCCCAGGGCGAATTGCGTCAGGGCCAGGTCCCCGGTCTCGCTCAAAAACTCGGTGGCGAAAAAGTGCCGCAGCGAGTGGGGCGTCAGGTTGAACCGCTCCAGGATGCCGGCCCGGCGGGCCAGGTTCTCGATCACCCGCTCCACGCTGCGGACGCCCAGGGGGAACGTCCTGGAGCCCGACCGGCGATCATGGCGGGCAAATAGGGGCAGGCGGCCCAGGGCCTTGACCGATGCCCGGTCGTCGCGCTCCTCCAGGTAGGTGTGGATGGCGGCCCAGGCTTCCTTGCTGAACAGCACCTCGCGTTCCTTCCCTCCCTTGGCATACCGGATGTAGGCGCCCCGGGTCTCGTGCAGGAGATCCCCCCGCTCCAGGCGGACCAGCTCGCCAACGCGCACCCCCGAGCTGGCCAGGGTCTCCACCATGGCAATGTCCCGCAGCCGGGCCAACTCCTGGCGGCGCACCTCGCCGGGCGGGGCGGTCTCGGGCAGGGCCAGCGGTTGGCGGGCCTCCTGGAGGAGGGCAGCCACGATCTCGGCGCTGGGGAGCTTGTTGGGTGAGAGGTGGTCCCTGGGCCGTTTCCTGGCTGCCCGGCGGAGCGCCCGGCGGAGCACGTCGTATTGCTCCATTGTCCAGGGCAGGCGCCGCGTCTCGGCCACCAGCCACTCGAAAAAGCGGGTGGCGGCGGCCAGGTAGAGCTGGAGCGTAGCGGGCCGGACCTTCTCCGGATCTCCCCCGGCGACGTTCACCAGGAGATGCTCGTACATCCAGGGGATAAAGTCCGCGGCCGCCTGGGGCTCGACCTGGGCCAGCAGCACGACGGGCGGGTCCTGGGCGGCCAGGTAGCGTTGCAGGTGCCGCAGGCCCACGGCATAGGCGCGGGCCGAGCCCCGCGATTGCGTGGCCTTCACGTAGGCCGAAAATCGCTCGATTGCCCCGGCGACGGTGGGGTCTTCGTCCATCGGTTTCCCTCCCTGTGATTTTATAGCGGCAAAGTTACCTTTGCCGTCATATCATTTTACCACGCCCGGGCCGGTTTGTCAAGCCCGCTCCCCCGATCCCCGGTTTGCGGTCCTCCCGGGAGCCCGTCCCGGGGGGTCGTTTTCCCGGCCCCGTCGCCCGCTCCCGCCCGGCTCCGGCCCGCCCCAACCGGCCACCGCCGGGCCCGGAGCCAGGGGCGGGCGACGGGCAGCAGGCGGGGGAGCCCCCTACCCCGGCGCCGGGGCGGGTGGGGCGGTTATGTCGAGTTATGGAGAGGGTGGGGGGGGTGGGGGATGCAAAAAGCCCCCGGCCGCGTGGGCCGGGGGCGTGGGGGACGGGTGGGTTAAAGTGCTTCTACCTCGCGCAGGCTGACCTTGCGGCGCCCCTGGCGGGCCGGCGCGGCCGGATCATGGTAGGCCCGGAGCCTGCCATCGTCAATGGCCCGGCTGATACCGGCCACCGTCATCTCTTTGATCTCGGCCGCCTCGGCCATCGTGATCAGGTCGTCCCCCCGGATGCGGAGCATGGCCAGAGCCACCATTTGGCCCAGGGGCGTATCCCAGAATCCCGCCGGGATGGTGTAGGCGCTGCCCAGCCCCGGAGGGGCAAACAGCAACTCCATCAGGCCCTGCACCCCCTCGTACACGATGGCGAGATCGTCCTCGTCGGTGATTTCGCCGATTGCTACCCGGGCAATCTCTGCCAGCGTGTCGGTCAACATGGCCCGGCCGGCCTCGGCGACCCGGTCAGCAGGGGTGCCGCCCCGGCCGTTCAGGTCACGGTGCCATGCCCGCCCGTCCCAGTGAAACCCCAACCGCGAGACGATGCCGATGAGAGCATCGTCTCGCCGGGGATAAAGCACCGAGACGCTATTGCCCTGGACGGTGATCCGGGCGACGTCGTCGGTGCGAGGTCGGGACGGCCGGGCGAGGGCAGGCACTATCCTATCTCTCCGCCAACTCGAGGCAGCTGCGGGCGGCTCTATACAGGTCGGCGAACATTGCCGAGTCGATCTCGCCATCTTCGTGCCGGCGGCGCAGCTCGG